ATGTTCGCGCTGGTACTTTTTGTATGTTACCTGGATGGAGGATGCGAGGATATTGTCGTGGACATCTACGATACCGAGCAGCAATGTCTTTATTCGATGGACGATCAACGGATTCGCCATGGCGGCTGTTTTCCGGTAGAGGATTTTATCGACGGCTTCTGGCGACCTGCGCAGCAATATAGCGATTTTTAACCCTGGTCGCTGATGCCGCTATTGTATCCGCGCTAACGTCAATTGCCCGCCAAATACCGCGCCCGTATCAATATAGTGTACATTGGCAAAATCCATGCGCCGACGCAACGGCGTATGGCCAAACCAAAAATGATCGGCTCCGCTAATCCCACCGCGCTTATTTATGAGCCGTTCGCGGCTCCAGAGAACCTGATGTAAATCGACCTTTTTTTGCCATTGATAGGTTGACGCGGGGTAATCAGCATGAGCGATCACATGCGTGCTATGGCGGCAGCGAACTTCCAGTATCCAGGGCAGTCGCTGACAAAGGATAAAAAGCGCTTCAGCTTGCGCAGCGTGTTCAGCGGTCAGGCGGGTAAACCAGTCGCCACCATTCATCAACCACAGCGTCGACTGCGATGAGGCCCGCGCATCCAGCGCCATTTGTTCATGATTGCCGCGAACCGCCGTCATCCAGGACTCACGCAGTAAAGCCAGGCAGCCCAGGCTGTCCGGGCCTCTATCAATGAGATCGCCCACAGAAACTAACAAGTCTTGTTGCGGATCAAATCGACACTCACGTAACCTTTTCATTAACATTGAAAAACAGCCGTGAATATCGCCAACCACCCAGACATGCCGCCAATTCTTTGCCTCTATTCGCTGATAAATCTCTTCAGGCCGCATCATGTTTTTCCTGTCATTCATTACCCAGGACAGATATAAAAAGATAGCGTGTGCAGATTTTTTTGCTTAGTAAGCGTGCTCTGTTGTAAATAGCGAATTTCATCAGTAGTGAGTAAATGCTTTGTTATCACCGCACTAAAATATAACTGGCTGCGCCAGGGGAGTATTATCCCCTGGCGCAGCGAGCTACTCACTATCGCCTGTTCACGTTCAATATTCTTCCTCCTTAAAAGCATATCGGAAACATAAACCACATCACCTCAGCACACGATATAGCACACTCTTTAGCGGAGTGATCCTCAAGGCAAACCAGCGCCAATGCAGGTGTCGTTACCGTGGCGACCATCGCCCCCACAAACAGGCGCAGCACAATTTTTTTTAAAGGCGGCATAACCTCTCCTGACAGTTAACAGACCATTAATCCTTATCGAGACATCATCCGTGCGCGGGTATCATAGACTTAACAACACGCAGCGTTACAAAAAAAGCTGTCTGGTTGTGCAGGTATTTAGAGTAATAACAATTATTTTAAGTTTTAAGGTTATCCATTTGATTTTTATATTAAAATAAAGATGACGACGTTTTGTTAAAAGCGTCGCCATAAAAACGAATATATAGTTTCAGAAAATCTGCTATTAATTCATATGGTTAATAGCAGTATTGTATTTACTATCTTCAGGAGGCATTCTGAAGATGCTTATTCGCAATATTTTCTATAGTTAACTGAAATTGTTGTGGCGTCGGCAGCGCCCCCTTATCAAACAGCGGCGTAACCTCTTTCATAACGATTTTCTCAGCATACGCTTTAAAAGACACCTGCTGATTATGATTTATAAACATATGCGGATATTTAATACTCGCGGAAGCAATGAGGGGGACGACAAAAGGATTCGCCCCTGCCCCACCTGGAGTAAATACGCCATTTTTTATCTCCCCAGGTAGCCCCGCATTCTGCGCAGCCTCTCCTATCTCTTTCAGAAAGGGGGTAATACTGACCCCTTTACTGATGAGTAATTTACAACATTGATCTTTATTATTACTGTACACGGCTGATAATATGGCTTCGCATGTCTGACGAGCATAGGCCGGATCTTTACTCGCATTACCTTTGATATCCAGACTATTGAGCTTTTGCAGCATAAAATCTTTAACAGTTTTACTGGTTAATACTGCCCTACCCTCAGAAGCGTTCCCACGATGAAAATGGGTAGTCGGTATGTCTGTTTGTTGATGCAGGCTAAAACGATCTGACAGACTCGTCGACAGGCTGATAAAGCTATTTCTAACGGCAGTAATACTTTTTGCAAAAATGTCCTTCTCCGTTGTTTTTTCTTTTACTGGTTCAACGTCACTTCTATGGATTCTGTAGTGCTGGGTGGATAGTGTTATGTTAGTCACGGTAGTTCTCCTTTTAGATAACTATGCATAGCTACACTTTGTTTATATTTCTTGCTTTCAAAAAATAGCCACCTTCTCCACAACCATTTTTACTCATTGATATTTATAAATTTTATTTTCCTGATGGATTTTGTTCTTCTGTCACTTAGCCTGTTTTTTTTTCGGCGCAAGGTGATCGACTTTTATCGAGAAACATTTTTATCGGGACAATCCTGAACAGACAAAACATCACTTCAATTCAACTGCTGCGTCACACAAAACATTCATGAATATTATTATTTATGCTGATGTTGTTACGATTTTGCCCCCATTCGCAGGCTGGCTACCAATTATCCTGCCAGCGAGTTAGCCGCTTTTTCAAAACCTATAAAGTCGCCACGCCAAATCTCTCCGCTACTGTAATTCTTATCTAAATATCAATTAATTAACTGATTTTTATATATTATGACTTTTCATGGCGTTCAGAAAAACTACAAATGAAATGGATTGACTCATCTATTAGTGGTCAAAAAAACGCGCTACGAGAAATAATCAGTAACAATTGCAACACTATTCCAATCATAACGTAAACTATATGATACCAGGCGATTATTATTGCTTTTAGGTAACATCTTTGTATGGCTGCTTTTAAGCAACAATACTCTAACACAACATATAACATTATAACTTACAATAGGTTAACAAATGGAATTACAGCTTATGCTTAACCACTTTTTCGAGCGCGTCAGAAAGGATGCAAATTTCAACGCATTTCTAATCGATCTGGAATATAATAATATCGCTTATTACATCTATTTTGTTGCTACCGGCAATGTGAAAATTATCACTCATGCAGGCCACTTCATTTCTATTAAAAGCAATAGAAAGCTGATTAAAGTCAATTCAACACCAAATACGGAATTAATAAAATTGACTTCAGCTAAACACTTTTCGGGGGAGCATTCCTATGAAAAATACTGTACTGATCTGGCAACGGCAGGCGTTTTTAAATGGATTGTTGAATTAAACCAAAAAACTCGACAATACTGGTCGAAAGACAACCAATTATTATATATAGAAAATGTGGTCATGCCGCTTTAACAAGCCAGGGTAATAATAGCGTCAGTCGTGACATCCGGCGTGTTACGACTGCGGGTTATCCATTTAGAGACCATAATGAGAGTCTGACTGCGAGAGTTACCCTGTGCAGTCCGACCGACGCAGCAACGTTTGACACGATTCTCGACAACAGCATCTCCTGGTGCAGAAGAAATGATATTCAAAGCGATATCGACTAAAAGCTCAAAATATTTGCCTGCTATTTATATTCTATCTAATTAATACCCTCCAGGAAGTGTGGCATAATTGCAGAATCTGTCAGGATTCCGGGAGCATACCGGAGCGTAATCGAAAAACCATCTGGAGATGTATGAGCAAGGATGAAATCAGTTATCAAATTCTTTACCGGTACTCTCTGGAAAAGCTATACAGTACTCTTACCAGAAGAGTAGATAACGTGCTGTCATTCGCTCTCGTTTTTCTCGGAGTCGGCGTCACCATAAACGTCGGGAGTCCCTTTATTCTGGGGCCAGGCATTGTGGGTATCGCCATACTAAAAAGAGTACTCCGCTTCGGCACGCGATCAGCACAGGCCGACCGGCAGTCCCGCGCCTGGCTAAAACTTTTTAATACTCAGCACCGCTTTCCTTCAGATAAAACTCTGTTCCTTGCCTTCACATCGCTTGAGCAAGACGCGAGTGAAGTATGGTCCATGCTTATTGGTCCTGCCATCGTCATGACTGAGACCACCCTCGGAAAAACGCCCATTGAGCCATTGACGGCGGGTGAAAAACTCTGTGCATTTTTGAGTGGCGCGACGAAATCCCAGCCAGCAGATCGCAATTGACCTGTCTTCTAAATGCCTGCGCCATACCACAGAGATTTAGTATAAAATTAATTAATGGAGTACTAACGCTGTCAGCAGGTTTCTCTGAGTGAAAGATTCGTATTATACGCACAGCCCAGTTTACAGTTTATATAACAGCGCAATATGTTTTTGTATCCGGACCATGCCGCCTACAAGCGGCTGTCTGAGTACCTCTAGCCATGCCAGGGGGTATTAGCTCAAATGTGAGCTGACATATCTATGGCACAGCGCCAAACCTAATCTGACTGTCCGCCCTGTGCCAGAAGCGGACGCTGATCATGGTGTGTACAGGCCAACGGTACGATATATTTTAAAGCTACCTGATTACAGCTTTCATAAAGCTATGGGTATTCAAATGCAGCAAAGCTATAAACCGGGCTTAATTAAATAATGCCTTTGCGAACCTACTTTAGGAAAGTCCGGTAGCGACATTTGAAGTATATAACCCTGTTTTTCATAAAAAGGGAGAGCCTGGAAGCTAAAGGTATCTACAAGTCCATGAACACAGCCTTTCCGCAAACCTTCTTTTTCGGCCATCGCCATAAGTTTGCTCCCCAGACCGCAGTTCCTTGCAGATTCACTTACCCAAAGATAGTCGATGCAGAGCCACGGACCTTTTCTGTCAGCAATTAATCCGCCTACCATTTCGCCGCTTTCGTTTCTGCAGTAGACCCCAAGCTGCCCATTTTTACTAAAATCGACGAACTGAGCATTGTAGCTTCTTAATCCGGTTAATAGTTCTTCTTTATCAAATTCAGTAACTTGATGTGTGATTTGAATGTCCATACATGCCCAATTGAACAAGTTTGTATTTGGAATATAACGTTATAAATAAGTTAATAAAATGTATCAATAGAAAGTTTGTTTTTACTCCTGGGGGCAGGCCACGTCCGCTACTCGCTTAAAGCAGACTGTCAGCTGGAGTCTGAGCCGGTACAATTAATGTGCCACTGGTTAGAAATCAGTAATACGATTTTATCAGGCTGGTGCTCTGGCCTGTCAGGATTTGAGGTATCCACCCGGTTTACCAGCCCCCTGTATTTGGCACCAGTGGAACCCACTTCCCGATCCAGGATATCCAGTACCCACCACCGAACCTCTTTCCCCAAAAGACATGAGCAACCTCAAGCGCCTTGTCTGGATGATAACCACGGTATGAAGTTTGATAACACGTGGAATCAGGGCGTATGGTTCGCTCTCCGTTCAGCAACTGGACGCCCTTCTCCCCAGCCTTTCAGCGTTGAAGATTTGCCAGCGCTGGGTGAAGAGTATAGGCGAATTATGAAAATCACTTCTGCCGTTTATACTTCGAAAAAGACGTTATCAAAAAGGTGGTTCGCAAGCGCGGAGTTATTAAACCTTTACTTAACGAAATACGGTTTAAGTTGCTTGAATTGCAGCAGAAAGAAAACGACGGCTTGCTGAGGCTGGACAAATTAAGCAAGCATGGCATCAATGGACTGATACGCCGTCAATAAAAGGAAGGGTGCATGGACGATCCCGTCACATCACCAATCACAACAGAAGAGCACAAAACAACATTTCACAGTGTAAAGGATAAAACACGATGCCATTTTCAATCAAAAACATATGTTCAGGTCCAAAAGGACATTGCCCAGAAATCTCCAGCCCTATACAGGACAAGCCAGTACCGAGGAATTGCACACTGACCTCAACAACATGCGATATACAGAGCTATACAGTATTCAGCAGATGGTCCTGCAGTTATGAAATGCGCCCACCCGGTGCAGAAGAAAGAACCCCACGACTAAAATTCTCAGCAACGGAGCTCTCATGGCTATCTAAAACAATAGAAACAGAGAGGCGCAACACAAAAGAATGAGCCTGTCAGTAATTCTGTGTAACTGCCCAGTTATTAAAGGTGATCGCTCAGGCGGTCACCGAACTCGATAATAAAACGGCTCATCGCCAGCCGCCAGTTCTGGATCGGCATACTCCATTTTTTGACGCATCCTTGATCGCCAGATAAATAACTTTTCGTACTGAGTCATCCGTCGGGAACACCTTGCGTTTCTTAATCGCGGCACGGATCACGCAGTTCAGGGATTAGATTGCGTTTGTGGTGTAGATGGCCTTGCGGATATCCGGCGGATAACTGAAGAGCGTATTGAGGTTTTCCCAGTGCGCACGCCAGCTTTTGCTGATTTGCGGATATTTATCGTCCCGGGCTTTCGCGAACGCATCCATCGCCATCAGTGCCGACTCTTCGGTCGGGGCCTGAGGCCGCTGGTGGCGACTTTGTAGCCTTTCCAGGCTACGTATTTCAGGCTGTTACGCACCATATGGATAATGCACAGCTGGATATGGGGCTGCGGGAAGACGCTGTTTATCGCATCCGGGAAGCCCTTCAGACCATCCACACAGGCAATCAGGATGTCCTGAACGCCCCGGGTTTTCAGCTCCGTCAGCACGCTTAGCCAGAACTTTTCGCCTTCATTTTCGGCCAGCCACATACCCAGTAACTCTTTCTGGCCTTCGGTGTTGATACCCAGTGCCAGGAAGACGGCTTTGTTGATTACGCTGCCATTCTGACGGACTTTGACGACAATGCAGTCCATATAAACAATGGGGTATAGCGCATCCGGTTGCCGCTTTTGCCTCTCAGTGACCTGCTCTTTTACGGCGTCGGTGACTTTAGATATCAGCGAGGGTGACACATTGGCGTCGTACATCTCTTTGAAGGTGGCGACGATTTCGCGGGTAGTCATGCCTTTGGCGTAGAGGGATAAAATTTGGCTGTCCATCTGCGTAATGCGCGTCTGGTGCTTCTTAAGCAGCTGTGGTTCGAAGGTGTTTTCACGCTCACGCGGTGTGTTGAGTTCTATCTCGCCGTCATCGCACAACACCGTTTTGGACGAGTAGCCATTACGGGTGTTTGAGCCTGTTTTGGGCGCATTTTTCTCATACCCGGGGTGGTCAGCCAGCTCCGCATTGAGCACCGTTTCGACGGTTAATTTCGTCAGCATACGGGAAAACGAATTGAGGTCGGCTTCGGTTTTAAGGCCTTTAGCCAGTTCAACCGCAAGGGCTTTGAGTTTCTTTTCGTCCATAATTGCCTGTCTCCGTTACTGGAGTGAACATATCAAAAACAGGCAATTACACAATTTTACTTACAGTCTCAGTTCAGTCACATTATTGATGAGCGACTGTACGTTAAGCAAATCAAGACCGGGATGAAAATCGCTCTGCCACTTTCGCTCAACCTTCCTTCCATGGGTTTACGCCTCAGTACGGTGATTGAGCGTTGCCGCCTGGTAAGCCGTAGCGAATACCTTATCAGCGCTGGCATACGCAAAAACAGCCCGAACGGGAGTATTCATCCTGATAGCCTGACTAAAAAATTTGTTGCGGCACGAAAATTGACCGGAATAAATTTCAGTGAAAACCCACCGCCGTTTCACGAGATCCGCAGCTTATCCGGACGACTGTATAAAGACGCTTACGGCGAAGGGTTTGCTCAGAAACTCCTGGGACATACTTCAGAGAACACAACAAAAATATACCTTGATGGACGTGACGAAAAGGCATACATGATGCTCTGATTTTCTGTTTTAAAAATGTTAAATCAGGTTTTATCGTGGTATAAAGAAAAAAGACCGAATACAATTCCTGTTCTCGCCAAAAATAAAAATTCGACTTTAAATTCATAAAGTTAAACAAAAAAACCACTCTTTTATCGTCTGAAATACGTTCCGGTACGTTCTAATAGATTCAATTAGTTATCATTTTTTCCGTTTTATCTCGGACAGATTTCGGGCAAGTTTTCCTCTCATTGTTAGTTCTCCTGACCGCATAAATAACAACATTTTTTTAACGAATAACGATTTCGTTCTTAACCAGCTATGGTATTTTACAAGTTCACCAGATGCCACATCCCACACTCGACATTTTTAGTTAGCACGCTAATCTATAATCGAAAACAATGTTAAACACTTGCTGCTTGTGACATAAAAAACAGGCTTTAAGCGAGAAAAGCGAGAGTCCGCTGTTAAATATAACAATGATTCAGACAGCTATCATTATACCGGGACACTGCAAGAAGCCACTTTATTGCTTGTATTCTATTGAGTTTTCCGCAATTCCTTCGAACTAACCACTATCATCGTACCACCAATCAGGAGTCCGGCCTGCGCTCCCAGCGGATGGGAGCTAGTAAGGATTTGAATAGCACATGAACTCACTCTCATATGAATTAATTTCTATAGAAAATAGAATATTGCTTATCATTTTTATTTAAGGTAAATATTTTGTAAATGGTTTTTATTTACTCACTTGGGGGTAATGAATACGTTTAATATCTGTAATAAAGGATGCTGTAACAGTAAGGATAGTGAGTCACTACTTAAAGGTGATATTATGAGACACGTTAAGAACATATTTTTAGTCCTGGTTTTTGCATTGTCGGCAGCAGCTTTTTCCACATCTGCGATGGCTGCCAGTACCCCTCCTCCAGATCACAAACCGGGCGGACTAGACATAGGCGATATTGTTTTACCGCCTCCACCAGATTGGTGTAAAAAGTATCCAGAGGGTACAATGAGACCACCTGAGTTTGGAATAATCTGTCAGTGGAATAAATAATTTTTAGCTGGCTGACATAACCATATTTTTATGGTTATGTCAGCTCAGCACCAAGGCATTATAATCTCTCTGTGCGCGTTTCTATCTTCCACAGTGGTAAAAAATAATCCCGCCAATCATTAATGGCTAGCTGGTTTCTCCGGCCAGTCAGGATTTGATGCATCAATATGCTGCTCACGTTGTCAGGCTGCAATAGAATTTCTTATCCGTGCGCCGCCCGGCAGGCTGACATACTAGATCTGCGCTGGATGCAGATACCTGATAAAGGGATTTTTATCTAGTAGGGAAAGGTCGGAAAAAACAGATTAAAGTCTGTCCCCCCACCTTCAGCAAGCGTTGAAAATAGCATAAACAGAATGTCCAGGACTGTTACCTGACGCGCTGGTTTTCTATAACAACGATCATGGTCAGTTCATCCGGCAATTCGTTCAATAATCGCTGGTTAAAGGCTGTACGCGCCGTACAAAGTGAACCGGGCCGACAACTGGATTACACGTTCCACGATATCAAGGCAAAAGCTATTTCAGATTTTGAGGGTAGTTGCAGGGATAAGAAGACTTTCAGCGGTCACAAAACAGAAAGTCAGGTGCTTATCTACGACAGGAAGGTACAAATCAGCCGGCCACTGGATCGTTCGGTTATTGGGGAAAAGTGACTTTTTATTGAAATAGAGGGATACTATATTCTCTGAGAATGTTCTTATTTATCCTTCACTTCAAAAACAAGGGGCTAGCTTATTGCTAATATTAGATACTAGTTGACTTTATTTCATCAGACTTAATGTACTTACTCTAAGTATAATATCCATAACACCTGATAATACACTTCAGATATTATATCAATATTTATCTAACGAGTTCATCTCCAGCCACCGCCAAACTTTAAGTGATTATCAATTCCAAACCGTAAAATAGTTTCACAATGAAATTACCACCATTCAAATGCAAAAAAATTTGTATTAAGAGCATGAAAAGACAAACTCCTCTCAACGATGGACTTTTTTTGAAAGTGGCTTCAAAAGAATTTGGTATCTATAGATATGAATTACCTATGATAGTTTGATACCAAAAATCAAACCACCATTTAACTTGTCAAAGAATTAATTTTTTATAAGGAGTTTCAATGAAGGTACCAACAGACAAAGTCAGTTTCACTAAACACACTCAGGAGTCATCTCAGACGCCTAAAGAACAAAAAAAAGATAAGGTAGCTTCTAATATTTTTAGTGTTCATAATACAAGTGTATCACTAAAATAAAAGCTCAAACTACCTAATATCCCTTCAGTGGAACTATCTTTGCCTAAAAAAATTAGCGAGTTAATTTCTTCCAAAAAAGAAAACAATATAAGCAAAGCAGTAACAGATATCAAAAACAACACTGGTTCAGTTTCTCTATCAAAAAATGATTGCTATACATCCAACATAGAAGATAAAGCTTCAAAAATAATCTCTGAATGCATGCGCAGGAATGTCATTAATAGTGCATACACGAATATGCTCACAAAATCACATAAATACAATATAATGGCTGATAAACCTAATGCAAACGGTTTAGAAGAGATGAAGCAACTCTCCAGACAAAACTTAACCAACCTCAGAGAGGATTTATTCAAACTCAGTAATAAAGAAATAGCATTTTTTGACTCAGTACTATCAGTTAAATTGCGTGCAACACATGCTTCAGATACGGCGCTGGTAAATAAAAATAACATCGTTACCATAAATGCAAAACAAAATCTCGCTGATAAAGAGGTGCCATTATCCGTACGAAATATTACATCCAGCGATATTACACATCCTGTGGATGACGAATTTATCTCTTTTTTGCTGGAACCAGGTGCAGACGGTAAAAAAACCATTAACTCATCAGGCGCTTATATTTATTCTTTTGATATTAAACAACCAGCATTTGAACAAACATCCTACATGAGACTTCATCATTCCTCTTGTATAATGAAAGCTGACCCTAAACAATACATCCGTGGTCTTAGCAAAGAAGCCTATACTTTATTACAAAAAAAAGATTTTAATGAGGATGGCTTGATTTTTTTTGGAAATGACATGAGACCAGGCCTTGGCTTATATCTCATACATAAATTAAGAGAAATACCATACAAAGACAGAGAAAAAATTCTCTCTATGAAAAGTGAAAAGGAAATAGTTAAAGTAATTAACGGGATGCTAAGAGCTGAAATAAGAACACCCAAGCACTTCTTTAGCAAAGATTATACTGCTGGCCTTGCCGATGGTAGGGGTGGTTTTTTGACGCCTGAAAAAACAGATAATAAGAGGTATATGGCATCCAAAGTAAAAAATGATTACAAGGCATTAATCCATGGTTCAGAAAATATAAAAAACAATCCTAAAATCGTTTTATCAGCAGTCAAACAAGATGGGAAAGCTATAATGCTTGCATCTGATAAATTGAAAGATAATAAAGATATCATACAGGCTGCAGTAAAAGCCACAGGAAAATCATTGGAGTTAGTGCCTGATAAATATAAAAATGATAAAAATGTGGTGTTAGCAGCCGTTCGCCAGGCAGGAGGAGCGTTAGAATTTGCATCTGAGCGTTTAAAAAATGACAGGGATATTGTTCTCGCAGCAGTCAAGAAGGATGGTTATGCGTTAAGATATGCTTCTGAACGTTTGAGAGACAATAAGGATATTACCCTGGCAGCAGTTCAGAATAAAGGGTATATTTTAAGCCATGCTTCTGCACGCCTGAAAGATGACAAAGATGTTGTTTTAGCCGCCGTCAAAAGTTGTGGTTATTCAATGCAATATGTTTCTGAGCGATTAAAAGATGATGAAGGTGTTGTTATCGCAGCCATTGGAAAAACTGGAAGTGCTCTTGAACATATTTCTGACAGATTCAAGGACGAGAAAGATATTGTATTAAAAGCTGTTCAAAATGATGGCTATGCTCTAAAATTCGCATCTGAAAGGCTGAGAGATGACAAACAAATCGTACTGGATTCAGTAAATAATTATGGCCCTGCACTCGAATACGCGTCAGAACGCTTAAAAGATGACAAATTTGTTGTCATGGAAGCAGTAAGTCATTCCGGTCATGCTTTAAAATATGCTTCCGAGAGAATGAGAGATAATAATTCTGTTGTTTCAATAGCCATGAAAAATGACAGCAATGCAAGTCGTTATGCGTCAGAAAGAATTATTGAGCTTCTTAGAAAAAATGTAACTTATGAATTTGTATGATGTACCCATCAACAAACCTTACATATTCTAAGTTACTTTGATTAGGACTCAGCCAGAGTGAAATAAAGTAATCGAACTCTGGCTGGGTTTTGTTGAAAAAAAAGATAACATTTTATATTTAAATGAAATTAACCTTCATACAGTCAGATATTTTACGTCGCAACCAGAACTTACAGTAATCTGGTTTGCTGTGTATCATGTGTGTGATTCATAGACATCGTTTCACTACAATGCCTCACTATGAACAGAGAAACTCAGCAGTGGCTACAGTGGGTAAAACTCTATGAAACGTCCGGTGATGCGGGGTGCGTATGCCGTCGCTGTGGCATTTCTCGGCCCACATTGCGTAAATGGTGGCACAGATATCTGGCTCAGGGCATTGCTGGTCTGGAAAGCCAAAGCCGTCGCCCTAAACACTCACCATCAACAAAAACCGGCGCTGGCGAAGTCGCTCTGATTCTGGAGTTACGTACCCAGAGAAATCTGGGTGCAAGACGGATTCAAAGCGAGTTAAAACGTCTTCATTCAATCTCACTGGCAATGGCAACAATCCACAAAGTCCTTTGCCAAAATCAGGTTAAACCTGTTGTTAAATTCCGGCGTAAAGCTGATTTCATTCGCTACGAACGCCCTGTTCCCGGTGTTCAGGTTCAGATGGATACCTGCAAAATTGGGCCTGGCTTATATCAGTACACATCTGTTGATGATTGCACTCGCTACAGAGTCCTAAGGCTCTACTCTCGTCGCACGTCTGCAAACACACTGGATTTTATTGATAGTGTTATTGAAGAAATGCCTTTCCCGATACAGCGCTTTCAGACAGACAGGGGAAGAGAGTTTTTTGCCGTTAAGGTACAGGAAAGATTGAAAGAATACGGCATAAAGTTTCGTCCAAATAAACCAGCTTCGCCTCATCTTAACGGCAAAGTTGAACGTTCCCAAAAAACAGACAAAGCTGAGTTTTACGCCACTGTGGATCTCTCTGTTGATAACCTGAAGGAGCTACTGGCAGAATGGCAGCATTACTATAACTGGGAACGTTCTCATAGCGCTCACAACGGTAAAACGCCGATGGAGCGCTACTTCGAACTTGCTGAGCAAACGCCATACTCTGATGCTGCTCACGCAAACTATCAGCCCAGCGAAGAGCATATGCAGGAACAAAATTACAAGCTTGAACTTGAACTGAGAGAATTGAAACGATGTCTATGAATCACACACCTAATTATTACTTTAAGGGACTCTGCAAGCGGCCCCTTCTTTTTGCCCTACTCCTCACTATCTCCAGCCCGTAGATTCTCCCTATTTTAGGCGGGAAAGATACAACAATCTAACCTCTGCAATCCTCCATCTTATCAAACTGGTTGTTCCGGCCAGACGGGATTTGTAGTATCCACCCGGTTTACCAACACCCTGTATTTTTTCCATTCGTCGAGCTGCGCTTTCTCATCATCTGTTGCGATTCCAAGATCAACTGCATCCTGCAATGGCGCGATTTTTTCAGACGCTATTTGCAGGAGTCTGTTTTTCGTTCCTTCAGCTTCACGAAGTCTGGCTGCGGCCTCCGCAGCTTCATCATTCACCCAGACCTGAGTCTTACTATCCCATTTTTTGTATCCACCACCTGGTGAAACTGATGTGGCATTTTCGGGCAACGGGCCAGGTTCGGAGATATACATCTGATTACCGGTTGTTGTGTCGTATACCGTCTCGCCGCGATGATCCTCCTGCAGACTCCATGTTTGGGTTTCAGCGTCAAATACAGCAATATGACTGGAGGGAATATCAGGAGGGGCGATATCAGTACAGTTTGCCGGTAGTCCTGTGTGCGGCGGAATATACGCATCACCTGCACCAATAAATTCGTTAGTATCTGAACGCAGATTGAAAATTTTAATTGTCTGCGCCTGTTCGCTCATTTTAAAAGTCATTATGCCAGCCTCACTATGTAGTTAAATGCAATATTTTTAACCGTGGTTTCCGCATTACCGTCTGCGTCCACAATAACGACGTGACCGTGTGGACCGATATACATGGTGTGCTCGTGTCCTCCGATATAAACTGTATGCGCATGGTCGCCAGCGGCCTGTGTCCATGCACCACCTCCAGGCTGAAATGAGGTGTGATTGGAATCTCCCCAGTATGAATTGATATAACCGCCGAACTGGTGAGTATGATTGCCCGTGGTATTGGTCGATTTCGTGCCGTAATCAAAGGATGAGGTAGATTTTGTCCCTAAGTCAGTATCCTGCGCCCGCGCGGTGTGCGAGTGCGATTTGTTGCCGTCCATTTCTTGCGACAGTACAGCACGTCCACTGATGGGCTTACCCTTTATTGTCCAGCCTCGCATGTCAGGGATAATGCCGGACGGATACGCTATAGCCAGTAACGGGTAAGCAGATTTATCGAAGGACTGCCCCTGCATCAGGGCGTAACCGGCTGGGGTAGCATCAGACGGCCATGCTATCGGCGCCCCTACTGGATGCGAATCCGGAGGTGGGTTTAGTGTGGTGTAGAGCATTGCCCATTCGGACCACTCAGCATCGGCGGTATCTCGATGGCTGCGAATATATGCGGGCGCTGGCGCACCGTTTGTCCCGCTCCAGCCAATGAGGATTTCCCCATCACCGGTTCCGGTCAGACGCAAAATATTTCCGTATTGCGTCGGATAGCCATTGTTGTAGACCTCGCCCATTATCAGGCCGCCATCGCTGCCTCTTGTCGTGCCAGTCAGTGCCGGAAGCGCGCCGCGTGATGCAAGCCTGTTCGCTGCGACAGCCGTACCTGATGCAGGGAGCGCTCCGATATTTTGTACAAACAGCGGCTTTTCCGGAATATCGCCACCGTTCTGGTCTTTGGCGAGGTATTTAATATCCGTCTGCTCCTGACTGTAGACCTGAAGGTTATCCCGTGCTGTTCCTTTATTCTGAAGGTCTGACAGATTGTTTTTCTGCCACAGAAACAGCTTCAGGGGATCTGCCAGCAGGTTTACCCAGCCTGCGCTGTCGGCGCCTTCCGGATCTGTCAGGTTATCGTCAATGGTATTCAGCCAGACCGCTGTTGTTGAGACTCCGGCGAGAATGGCATCTTTTGCATATCCACCAATGGCCCCGGCGAAATCGGCATTATACGTGTACAAACCGCCAGCCTGGACGTACCGTATTGCTGCGGTAATATCGTGCATCAGACCGTTAAAATCCTTGCCGTGTGGCGGTATACCTCCCGCTGAAATCGGGGTCATGGTCACCGGAGGAAAACCCGAATCATACGCCGCGTTACCGCTCTCTTTGGTCTGCTGAGTCGCCTTGTCCGGGATATTATTTTTGTCCCCGGCACTCGCAAAGGGTACTGCCAGTTGACGGGGTTTATCGTTAAGCTTCATTACTGGTCTCCTTTAAAACCACTGAGACATAAACACCCGGCGGGGACGGCAGTGCTCCCGACGACTGGATAATCGCCAGTTCTGCCGACGAGAGAGCAAACTCAAAGATGTAACTCATCCTCAGTCCACCATTATTCAGAACATAAGCCCGGCGGTTTTTTCCGAACATAAACCGCAGCATCCGGTTAATATCCGGCACAGAGCAGTCAGTAATATTCGACATGGCTTTCATCAGTATCAGCCGCCGGTATATCTCATCAGACAGGTCAACGGTCCGGGTAACCGATTTTCCGCTGTAAAACGGTGCCTGATTAAACGGACGCGGGTCATCCATTACCGGGTTGTCCATCCGGGCCTCGCTGAAGCCCAGGTAATTAAAATCGTCCTTTACCGTCAGCCGGCGACTGACGCCCACAATCTTTCCCCAGACATCAAGACCGTACTTTTCTGCGGTATCGATGTTCCAGATAAGGTCATAAAAATCATTGATAAAACTGTCGGGGGAAAGTGCTGCGTTAAAGCTGTTAATGAGGGCATTGAGTCGGGGGCTGGCGGCATACTGTGCAAGCACGGTTGCAGCCACATTCTGCACGTTACGCCTCCTGTAGTTTCACACCGATATTCGACACATCCAGAACCGGAATCTCATCTATCCCGAAAGTGACAGCAGTTGTCCATGACGAGCCGTCACGACTCACAGTAAGGCCCAGAATATCGATATTTTCCGGATCGGTTTTGTAAACGCCGGCATAGTAGCGCCCTGCGGAGACAACAGAGGCTACCCTTGCCCGCAGACCACCATCTGTACCGTTAAACGCGGACAACACAGATTGCTGTACCTGTTGGGTAATATCTGAGGGCAGATAGTCACTTTTTTTCAGCGTCACACTGACATGCAGACTGACAGGTTTGAGTGTCTGCCAGGTGATCACGTATTCAGGATACGGCGGATCGTACTCCTTATCCGCAACGGTAAACGTTGTGTCGCCGTTCATATCAATACCCGGCGGAGCCTTACGCCAGATGGCCGCCGCGATATCTGCCGGACTGCCGCCGTACACGCCAACATAAAACGAACCGGGTGTTAACGGATACTGACTGACCCCGGCTTTTTGTTCCGTTTTTTTCGGATTATGGGTGACGTAAACATCCACCACGTTTTCTACCGTAGAGAGTATTTCACCCCGGATGGCTTCCAGAATATTACGGGCATTACGGGCAACTGAATTACGCCGACGATTTTCAAAGTCCGCGCGGGTTTCCTCGTCGCTGCCCGGTACACCTGCACTGGCGTTAGTGACACCTGACCAGCCGGGTATTGCCTTATAAATTTTATTCAGAGTTCCCGCCGGACAGCCGACAGGCCCGGTGGACAAATTCAGGAATACCACATCAACCTGCCCTGATGCGCCGATTGTGGCGTCTGACAGACTGACGTACTTATAGCCGGCCTCATCCTGCGCCATACTGCCCGCCGGAATCAGCGTACCAACCAGCCCGGTACAGGTTGCCGTTACTGTCGTACCTGTAGCCCCGCGTCGTTCCAGGAAATAAATCTTTCCTATTGCATCCTGAAAGCGTCCACTGGAGAAGTCAGGGTTTACCTGGTTAACGATATACAGCAACTGATCGTTTTTATCCGCGATAATGGCACTTTCGCTTGATGCAAGCTGCCCCTGCGGACTGCTCAGACTGGTACTCATTGCGCCGCCCAGCGCACCAGAAAAATCGCTGAGCCTGCCGCTCAGAATATCCGCTTCATCCGGCACGTTCAGCCCGCTGTCCGTAATACGCACAGCGGGTACTGCGGTAGAAAAAGATTTATTTTCACTCATAGCAGTACCGTAAAAATGTCGTTATTGGTATCTGTAATGCGCAGCACTCCCGTTACTGTCCGGGCTTTATCAACAGTGACCTGGCAAATTGCGGCGCTCACGGTCGGCAGTTTAAGTGCTTCCTGTTGCAGGGTGGCATTCACCAGTTGTGTGCCGGGCCAGTGTCCGAGGATGCGTGACCAGTAAGGTATGCCGGACGTTGAGTCGTACCAGCACTCCCCCAGAAAGGTACTGCATGCACACGCCACATCCTGGGCTACCGCATGGGGATTATCAGTAATGGCAAGATTACCGGTATCATCAAGCAGGATGTCCCATGTCCCGGTGTCGAGAAGAAGCGATCGTGACTGCATATTTTCTCCTGTTTACTGCGGTCCCTGCGTGGTCGAACCGCCGGACTTAACACCACTGTGAACATGGTTTCCAAAATCAATACCGCCAATCTTCGCGCCACCGGAAAGCTCAGACTGTCCGGTAACATTAAGCCCCTGGCTGACGGCAGCATCCCCGTTAAGCGCGATTTTTGGAGAGTTAACAGTGAAACTTTTCGAGGCGTTCACGATGCCTTCCGGCGCAGAAATCTCCACTTTCCAGGGGGAAATAACCCGTATCTGGTTGTCAGCAAATTCCACGAACTGTACGGGCGCACCGTTAAGCACACCACCAAGCCAGATGGCATCGGCATAGTTATGAGTGCGTTTTGATCCCGGCATCGCGGCCTGACGCGTGGCTTTTACCGCACTGATATCCCGGTCGCAGATGCCGAGGAAACCAATATCGCCCACATGTGGCGGCATAATCACCGCATTGCTGCCCCCCTGTAGCCGCCATACGGGAAGGTGATAAATCACCTCATGCTCAACCGGGGAACCGTCTGCTGCAACGCCCATTACCATCGGTCGGACATCAATAAACTCCCCTTCCACCGCCACTACCTGCCCCAGAGTGATAAATACGTGTTTCCCGAGAAACTGCCGCAGCATAAAGTCCTGCGCATTGATTTCGCTGTTTACGTCCGTCGGATTACTGAGTGGTTGTGCCATTATCGTTAAGCCTTGTCATGGTACAGTTGGAGCTCCACGGACCGCCCACGGTTCGCGAGGTAATGGTGTGTATCACTCCGGTTAACTGGTAATCGCCTGTCACGTTAGGTAGTGACGATTCCAGATGGACCCGCCGACCGATGAAAAGATCGGGGCAGAATGTCGTGGTGGCGCTGAGGCCGGTCATGGTATAGACCGGATATCCAATAAGCCCGTGGTCCGGCGAAATATGAACAGCCGGAATATCCAGGGCTTTGTCCTTCGGCCAGATGGTGACTTTCTCCGCGTCCCCCAGATCGATGTTAATATCGGCGGCTGAAGCGGCATCCAGCATTTGTTGTACAAGGTTTCCGGAAAAGTGTGGATTCGACAGGCTGCGACTGACGCCCTGATTTTCAAATTTCAGCCCGGCAGATGACGCCAGAGCACGGATGATATCTGCAACAGGCACATCACCTTTCGCGCTGAAATCGGCCGCTGTCTGATTACGCAGGTTGAAACTAACCTGCCCGGTCAGAATAAGGGGTATATCCGGCGCCTGGTTGTAGTCCGCATACGCATCGGTAATATCTCCCTCGAAAATAAGCCGACCACCAGCCCGTACCCGCATTTCATTGGCCGTACTTTGAGCGGGTCGCCACACGCCCCGATAACTCAGGTCGGCCATATGCGCCGGAGACAACCCCCAGATATACAGGGTTATCTGCGTTCCGGCAGTTCCGCCATATACCGTGACAGTGGCAAAACATTTAGTTCCTGAAACAGTCAGAATATTGCCCTTACCATTGTCGAACGTCCGCCCGTCTGACAGGGTGAACTCCACGGTAATGTCACGCTGTACATAGCTCATGTCAGCTCCTCAGGCGACAGCCAGTAGAGCCGGTACCGTGAACCAAGCCCCCGCCAGTCGGGATCGTGGTTCCCCTCCGTGTCGGAAAAAAACAGATCGCCCTGAAACGGCAGGTATCCGTACCGGACTATCCGGTTATTGTTCAGGCACAGCACACCATACAGGCACGGTTCACCGTTAACGGTGATATCGATATACATCCCCGTAGTCCGCTGATTCAGGCGAATGGTGCAGACCTGAGCACCCAGTGTCACCGTAAACTGCTGGGCTTTGACGGGAGATAAAACAATTTCCAGCATCAGGTGATCCCCCTGTTCGTGACGCTTCGTCTGTCAGCGTCTGACGGTTGTGTCACCGACGCCGTAACTGGCTGGGTTTTAACCGATGCTGCCCCTTTTGCTTTATCGTTGTCCGTGGGAGACTGGTTATCCGTACTTCCCACTGACACCTCTCCTGTATTCATTACTGCCTGGAATACTGCGCTGACCGTCAGTAATGTCGGTCCATTATCACTTCGCGTTCGGTAGTCGTATTTCACCAGGTCGTAGGATGTCCATGTCTTGTCCGGCGTCTCAATATCGTAAAGTCCTGCCGTGGTACGCATCATTTCAAGCGTTTCCAGCACATTCGATCGCGAGGTGCTGGAAAAATTTGTCAGGTTCGGGACGGCCCCGGAAAACGCCGTCCACCCCTCTACAGTGAAAGTCACATGCAGCTCCGGCGGTCGCTGGATTTTATTAAAGGTGGTATAGGCTCCCTGTTCGACGGGGGCGGTGGAAACAGAAGCCTCCGCCCCCACCTCAACGACAACAAAAGAATCCGGGGAGAAAGGCTTCCCGCCCTTCAGGTGAACACCAGCCGGATCATTCCATGCGTAATAAATACCGAATGACGGTGCCAGTACACTGTTAATGAGTCCCAGGACACCGCCGCCACGAACGGCACTCAGTACGTTACTTTCATTGAGCGAAAAGTTATTCAGGGAAAGATTATCGAAAGAGAAACTCATCCTGTTACCCCGCTGGAATAAACTGAAACAAGCGCCGAATTCCTGATACGCCTACGCGCATCATCGGTAATGCCCTTCACATTATCCGAGGTTGTAGTGACATTCAGCGTCCCGATATGCGTGGTTTCCGTTACGGTGGACTGAGATACAGGCGCCGGATGACGCGAGTGTACGGCCATTGCCGCCCCCGGATGGGGCAGATTCGCCAGAACGCGGGGAATATAGTTACGGGTCTCTTCCGGAGCAGCAGCCAGCCCCTTACGCTGAACATTTCCCTCACCCCAGTTGTATGCCGCCAGAGCCTTAGCCAGATCGCCATGAAAAAACCGCAGCAGGCCACCAAGTTTTCTCGCGGCGGCATCAGCGGATTTTGCAGGATCAAAGGCATCGTTTCCCCTCAGACCAAATTCCTTAGCCGTCTGCGGCATGAACTGAAACAGACCCATTGCACCAGCGCGTGAGACGGCAAACTGATTACCACCGGATTCAGTGATCGCAACACTACGCAGCAGTCCGGTCGGCAGGTTATATTTTGCCTCCAGTTGGGACAGTTTCGGTTGCAGCCACCCTAACAGGGCCTCCCCGGCCTTCGTCGGACGTGGGCGGTTTTGCATGGCATTACCGAGTTTTTCCTGCGTCGCACGCATACCCTGTAGCCAGGATGCCCCGGAGGCTGCTCCCCTCCCGGTTGCCAGAGAAGCCTGAGTATCCAGCATTCCCTGCTGCCATACTGTAGGTGATTGTGCATGGGTGATGTTGCCAGGCTTTTCTCCGGCATCCAGTTTTGCCTGGTATTCCTCCATCTCTTTCTTATTGAAAAAGAAAGTCCCGTCTGAAGCCCAGAAAAAACCATGCGAATCCAGCCAGTCCTTATTCTTCCTGCCAACGATGGATGTCATTAACCCGTCAACAACCGGGTAAAGCGCCGTTATCGCAAAAAGAAGGCCGCCGGGACCGTTGAGGGCCTTAGTCAGCCCCAGTACCCATGACGCCACTTTCAGCCCGATCAGCGTAATAATGACATTCTGCCAGCCCCCCATTTCTCCGGCAGCCTTATTCACCCAGGAGGCCACTGACTCAACTTTATTCAGAAATGTGGTGATAAACTTGTTCACTTCCTCCGGATGTTGCTGCATCCAGTCACCGAGTTTCTCCAGCCATTTGCTGAATTCCGTGGCATACGGCATCAGTGCCGTACCTATAGTCAGACCAATTGTTGTCCATACCTGGTCCAGTTCTGCAAGGGCTTCCCGCAATTTGCGGGCTTTCCGGATTTTATCGTCGGAGACCTGCGAACGGGATGTAAAGTCATCCACATCCTGAAGAGCATGGCCTGAGCCAAGAAATTGCTGCCCGGCATAACTGAACCCCAGCGCATTACCGTAGGCTGTCTGTTCTGACTTTGTCAGTCGCGGAAAGGCAGACGCCAGCTTGCGCATGATGACTTCGGTACTGTCGGTATTTAAATCAACACTGACACCCGCACGGGCTGCGACCTGAAACAAATCCTGCAACACAGGATCAAAGGACTTTCCGGCTTTGAACGCGGCTTTTGCATCCGTAATCCGGGAAAACGCCCCGGTGATCTCGCCAGCGTCAGCACCATTCGCCTGCCCTGCGCGTATCCAGCCGTCCAGATGTTTCGCTTTCATGCCAAAGGCATCGGAGGAAATTGACAGCCGGTTAAGATCACCGGCAAACCCCGTGACCAGGCTTTTAATTCCCCCCAGTGTCAGGGTGACGCCTGCCAGCGCCAGTATCTGAGTACGTATGCCGGAAAAAAACGTTGATGCCCGTTTGCCTGCTGCCTCCATCCTCTTAGCGGTTTTTTCGGCCTTTTTGCCGGTATTCGCGATGGCATCACCGGTTCGCTTCCCCGCCTGTTCCATACCCGCGGCAGTTTTATCAGCGTCAGAGCCTGTTTTCTTCAGGGCCTTACCCGTGCGCTCACCGGCGGCTTCCGTCTCACGTGCAGCTTTATCCGCATCACTGCCTGTTTTCGCCAGGGCATTACTGGCCTGTTTTTGCCCCAGTTCGAAAACATCCGCCACCCGCTCCATTGCGGCGGTCAGTCGGTCCAGTGCAGCGTGCGCAGCCTGTTCCCCGGCGGTAAAGTCCTTACTTTCTATATCCAGTGCCAGAACCAGCTCATCAAGTACCGCTGCCATTCTGTGTCTCCTGCATCACACGTTCGTTATGGGCGTCCACCTGAATAATCTCAAGCAGATCCCATAAGTCCTGCACACCAAGTACGGAATCCAGTTCGACTTTTGAAGCCTTACCGGAGGAGATAACGGTCGCAATGGTGCGGGGAACGTTAACGTAATCCACCACCCCGAACGGTCTGTCGGGGCCGAGATAACGCGGGGGAATATCTAGCTGGCGGCGGGACTGAAAAAATCCACATGCAGTCTGAATACCTCCGCACGTAAATTAAGCCTGGTGGTGATTTCCTCTATATCATCTTCAATAAGAGGTCGCCGTATACCACGATTTTTCGGATCGGGAACAAACTGTATACATTCCATCATTTCATCCAGCAGTGGACGGGCTTCTTCCGGCGGGATTTTTGACAACGCTTTCAGCCCTTCCAGCGCCAGCGCAGCCATCCCCATACTGCGAACATCATCCGGTAACTCCACGCCGCCACGCCCCATCGCCATAATGGCGCGCATCGCCCACCATTCCGCCTGCGAGGCAGACATTTCGGTAAGGTGAAATACCTTGCCGTTATCCCGCCCCTGACCATCAATAGTGATAAATTTCTCTTTACGGGCCATCAGTTAAAAACCTCCGGAGTGATAGTTTCCCACTCGATAACCGCCTGTCCTGGCTGCAATGTACGCGCCGCGTCAGGCAGCGCTTTCCATTGTTTGAGTACGCCATTTACGCAGGTATATTTACGGCCTATCGCCGGAAGCAGCACGACAGCATTACAACGGAATACAGCCCGGCTGGTCCGGGATGTGGTTGACCAGGTATCAAAAATATCCCGGCTGGGTGAGTCCGGCATGATATGAAACGTCTGGATAATGTTACTGTACACAAATCCCGCAGACAGTTTACCGTCAATACCGCGGACGGTTTCCGCCAGTACCAGCGGATCGGTGCCATAAACATTATCTGCTGCAAATCCCTGAAGTTGTACGCCGGAGGGATACAGGTTATTCACTGTCAGCGTGATAATGGCATCCGCCACAGTGATGGTGTTGTTATTACCTGACATTTACTGGACCTCCGTGGATGCAATAACAAGTTTCTGGATACTGCCACCGTCACAGTACCAGAGCGTACAGGACGGGCTGCTACGGGTTGCCCGCAGAGAGGGAAGCATATCGCCGATATACAGGTAGTAGCCGGTGGCAAACAACGTTGAAGAAACATCCTCCCCCACAACATTGTTGATCTGCTTCTTCTGCGCCTCCGTCAGTGTCACCCCCTCACGGATACCGCCCCAGCGTTTGTACTGCTGGATAACATCACTCATTGATGCCGCAACCAGCGCCCGCCCTTCATTGTTGTAGGGGATAGTCTGGTTTGACTTGAATAACGAGATCACAGCTCCCTGCAAATTGGCATTCAGCCAGATTTGCCCGCAGAAGCTGTCCAGCCATTTAAAATCGCCGGTAATGGTGCCATCCGTCCAGTAATCTTCCACCACACTGTTTTCCGCATATTTCCCATAGAAGTTGTAACCTGCGGCTATCAGTGCATCGTAATCGCTGCCACTGGTAACATCAGCGGCCAGACCTTCATACTCGCGGAACTTGAACGGCACGCGTCCCTCTGGTCGGACAAAATCAAGGCACGCCGCATACCCCAGTACCGCAGCCGCCCGGTTACCATCAGACGCGAAAACCGGTACAACAGCACTGTAGTTATTGACGGTGATTATCTGGTATGCGATATGACTGGTATCCCCTTTTACTTTGGCCTTACCACTGGTTGTCCATGCCACATAAAAGTAACGCTTGCCCTGCCCGTTTGCCCAGGCAGAAAACGCCAGGTGTTGCTCGTCAGTGACTTCAGATACTGTGGAAAATCCCGCCCATTGCTGGGAAGCGTCCTTAATGGCTGCCATCGTGTCAGGTACATCAGATACAGGCGCGCCCTGGGATATCACCGCGCCCGTATTACTGGTCATCTTCAGGGGTTCCGCAGCCGATCCACTGCCGAACGTTATCGTGGTGCTCTCCGGTTTCGCCCCGGCGGCAGTAATGACGAAAGCATTCTGTGTGGTATCGAATACCACTGTTGCCACCGCCGCGGTCAGCGCTGTCTGTAGTGCCGTTGCAGCAGCAGCGAAGCTGGTGACACCGTTAAAATTCACCTCAGCGCTGGCGCTTTTCCCGTTAATACTCAGCGTCAGCGTACCGGAAAGTTTTTGTAGCTGTTCAATAGTCACGCCCTTAAACGAACCACTACGTAACCAGGCCGCCGATGCGGCAAGATTGAAACGGGAAAACAACAATTGTCCCGGCGTTTTAGTGGCATTTTTGAAGCCCTGAAAATAAAGCTGCGCGCGTGCGTACTCATCGGATAATGCACCAAAATACGCGGCCACATCATCCGGGGAGGAAAACGGAACCACACCGCCGACCGGGAGTAGTGGATTTCCGGTCAGCAACAGGCCATTAAGATCGACGGCATTACCCGCCACAGCCAGCACACCGGGATTTATCTGTACATCTTTACTGAGTGGGATTGGCATTATCAGCCTCCGTTGTCCGGGTGATCACGTTGTCAAAAAACATCAGGGGTGTTGTGACCACAGGGTTAATCTGCATCTGAATATCAAGCGTCCGGCGCGGTTCATACTGCTGCTGGCCGTTGACGAACGTGGTATTAAGGGGATCTGAGCAATACAGCGGGGAAATCAGCCCGCCGGTCTGCCGGAAAAGCTGCACGGAAAATTCAGACCGGAAAAGTGTGGCCAGCGCCTGCGCGTTATCCGCCGCATGAGGCCCGTAGAAATCAAGCTGGCAACGCCATTTTGTGGTACGGGTGATATGCTGAGAGCCTTCACCGGCCTGTTCCGGCGCAGAATATGTCACTACCGCAGTGGATAATCCGGTAACATCAATACCTGTCATGGTAATGAAGTCCCCCTGAGGCATCGGGACCCGGTTCTGTTGTGTTCGTTCAATCCCGGCATCAGAAAAAAGCCCCCGGAGATAATCACCGAGGGCCTGATAAAGATCGCTTTCCGTAACGGAGAGGATCACACCTGAAGACATACAATAACCCTCGTCCAGTCCGGCCAGATTTCCGGTACCTCAACCACCAGCCACGTTTCATCGCCAATGACAAATTTATCGCCACCCTGTTGCCGGGTACGGTTAAGCCCGCACCAGTTACCGTCGGTATACAGTGTGGCGAAAACACCCTGCTGGTTCAGATTGTCGAGATGACGTAAATCCGCCTGGGTGACGGCCTGTTTTTGTACCCTGACGGAAACCGGATCTTCATACTCAGGCACGCGGGAATAGTCCGCCTGCTGTGTACTCCCGCGCGAGCGATAAACCAGCGCGTCCGTATAAGGATTTACCCGGCGTACCGCGCCGGAAACAATACCGTGGAGGTTCATTTTTTGCCCCCGTCAACGGAATAATCGACACTGTTCATCATATGACCGGTTTCAATAAGCGGGTTGTTAAAGCCCTTTTGCCGGACAGTGGATGCGGCGTTGGGCGGCTTTTTCCAGTCTCGAATAAACATCTGCAACTGCCCTTTGATATGCTCCCCCATGTACACCAGCGCGGTCGCGGTATCAAAATCATTCGCCCGTAAAAGCGTCGCCATTTTTTCGCCCCATTCGGGGCTTTTATGCTCGATCATCTTACGGAAGAAAGGACGGGGTGGAATGGTGACCGTGTGCTCAGGAATAACCACATCCTGAGCAAAATTACCCTTACCGGCTTTGACAAAGCGGTGCCCGATTTCTCCCGTTTTTTCGTTATAGCGAAAGTGAAGCGTCTGCTCGCGAGCGGGTATAATCGCACTACCGCCAAACTCGTTAATGGCGGCGATATACGCCACCGGCGTACCGTCGGGGTAGGTTGCCCCTTCAAGAAAACCCACTTTGAGGCTTTTGCCCGATTTAAGGTTATCTGCAGCCTGTTTCAGCTTCTGCCGGAACTGTCTGCCGCCCGTAACTTTGTTTACCATCGACGCCCCCTCCCGTATCCCCGGTAATAATGCCCCGGATAACGCGAAGGTGAACCGCCCGGTACATACTCCATTGAACGGTACGGTGCCGTCGCCTGCCAGTAATCAGCGCCGTAAGGTGTCTGGAGATACCACCACGACGCATCGTTACTGCCGCTATTGTCCACGGAGACGGAAACTGAACCCTGCGACGCACTGGTGATACGTCCCACCAGTCCGGCCTGTCCATCTTTCCCGCTCCCCAGTCCCCGCAACGAGCACAGATGCGCAACCAGCAGGAACAAAAGCTGTTCCCGCTCGTTCAGGTCGGTAACCGAACTGTCGTCCGTATTATCCAGGTATAACGTGGTCGCTTTACCAAACATGGCGGCTGCGGAAACCTGACCAACAGCGGAAAACTCCGGGTAAAGGGCAGAAAATGCCTGCCAGTCAAACGTTACCGTACCCATACCGTTTTACTCCTGAGGTTTGTCCATCACTTCATCATCGCGGTTAATGCCCGGAGCCGGATTTTTCTGCGGCAGCGGTTCAAGGCCGGATTTCACGGTTTCCTGCTCCGTAGCCTGCGCGGCAGCGCTGTTCGCCTTATCCTGCGCAAAAATAACGCCGTTTTTCACATATGGTTGCTGGCCGTGCTCCGCCAGCCAGGCTTCCCAGAACGCCTTTTCAACCTGCGTCAGGCCATAACCCCCAACGATTTTAACGGCGTTATTCCGCCAGCCTGCTACCTGTACCTGTTTCGGTCCCACTTCCAGCACCAGACCGTTCGGCAATTTGCAGCCCACTGTTACCGTTTCAGCCATGACTCACACCCCCAGCATTTGTGCATACGCCAGCGGCTGGCGAATAATCGCCCCCCAGGTACCGGCAGATTTTTTTTGTTTCCAGGCAGATGATTCAGTCACTACCGCATGGGCGCGCATTTTTTCAGTGAAAGAGCAATAGCCTGTATCCTGTTCCCCCAGACGCTCCGCGATAAGCTGTACCAGCTCGCCAGCGTCAGAGGTGTATTCCACCGCCGTTTCAATGGTCATCGCCGGGAAGTTTTTCGCCAGCAGGTCGGACACGTTAACCTTGTACATGTTGGTTTTGGTGAGATTCACCTCCGCCAGCGGCGACATGCACAGCTTCATTTTGTCGGTACGCTCAATATGGCCGTTAGTCTGTTTCACCAGTTGCTTAAAGAGCTTCACGATATCGTCATACACGCCCTGTCCGTCCTTGTCGTCCCACTTCAGCTTACCGTCCACGGTATCCGGGGTTATCGGTGCGGATAACGACGGGTCATTCAGCAAACCGTAGTTCGCCAGTCCGGCAATACCATAGAAGTAGGACTTATTCTGGAACTTATTCAGCGTCAGTGCCGATGCCACGTTCAGCTCTGCCGCCCAGCCAATACGGGCTGCGCCGTACATATCCAGCTCTCGCTCGCCCCAGCGGGTAAACGTCTGGAAGTGATAGCTCTGGCGCGGTACCCAGTTGACGTTAGACGTCACAATACCGTTGTTGCTGTAATCCCCGTAAGAACTCACCTCCCCGGCAGATTCTGCAATCGGGAACTGTGCCGACAGTGTCGTCCAGTCACCTTTTTTGGTTTCGCCCAGAATCTGAGAGGCTTTCATCGGCGTCACCAGCACGCGGATCAGTTCTGGCTCAACGTAATTGGTGAAATATGCAGGGATACCACTGTTAGCCGCGGTAACCAGCGCAGGCTGCGCGTCCATCGCCAGTCCGTAATCGGCGGCGTATTCCGGGGGCAAATAAGCCTGTGCACCGGGAAGGATAATCCCGTAGTCGCGGCTTACCGTCGCATAATGCTGTTTAAATTTATTCATCATTTGCTCCAGGTGCTGATCTTAATAACTTCTTTCGCCGCCGCAGCGCTGGCAACGGAAAACCCGGTTTCGACAAAACCCGCCATCGTGGCGCCTGCCGCCCCTGTGGCTATCTCCCCGGTGGTCAGGGAGGCAAAAACTTTCTGCCCGACCGTCGCAGCGGTGGTGGTCAGCGCCCAGAAGTCCCCCGATACCATCAGGGTACATTCACGTCCCGGGTAAATAGTGTTCGAGTCGCCAGCCAGCCATTCCACAACAGAAGCCTGCCCGTCGCGCGGAACAAAACCCGCCGGCGCACCGGTTCCCTCATTGGCGGCAACGCCTTTGGTTACCCAGGCAAACCGGGCAATAACCAGTCCGTCAGGGCCGGTAATCAGCGCGCCTTCTCCCGCCACATACGAGGCGTGAGGGTTATCACTGGCAAATGCCCCCGGGATCCCCGGTGCCGGGTACTGGTTCATATGTGTCTGAAAAGTATTCATATCAGTAACCTCGTTTCAGTTTTGCACCGGGGAAATCTGCCGCAAACGTCGATGCGCTGGCCTGGTCCATCGCAACACGCGGACCTTTAGCCGTCTGTTTCTGCTCAACGGCAAACTTCACCATGCTGCGGTACGCGCTGGGGTGAATGCCCTGGATATCGATCCCCGTCTGTTCCAGCGCGGTACGGTAAACCTCTTCGGCGCAGTCCATCGCCACCACATCTCCAATCAGCGGCCGCACCTCGGTTTCAGCCACACGAACGGCGCGGAAATTTTCAGCAGCCCGTTTCGTTGCCTGGTCAGTTGCCAGCCTGATTGCCGCATCCATCGCGGGTTTATCGACTTTCACATCGTCGGGTTTCACATCAGCCTCTTTTATTTCGGGGTCTTCGTCAGTTGCCGGAGCCAGTGCGGATTTAATTTTTTCCAGCACATCATCAGGAACTTTGCCGGACAGCAACGCCAGTACACTTTCCATCGGGCTGTCGGTATCAAATGCCTTCGGCTCGTCAGTTAACCCGGTATCATCGTCCCCGGCCAGCTCCGGCACGGCTTCTGCTGATTCCATCAGTTGCGCCAGCTCCGCCGGTTCAATATCCATATCCTGTGCCAGCCGTTCGCTGTAAGCAGTTTTTACCGCGCTGGCGATAGCTGCCGGGCGCTTATGCTGCGCCATCAGGCGTAACAAATCCCTGGGAGCCGCATCCTGTGCCAGACGCGGCGCAAGATAGGTTCCCAGCGCGGTAAGCACCGCCACTTCTTTTTTACTCAGTTTCATGCGTTTTAGCTCCTGAGGGAGAGAGTCCATAACAAGACAGTCCGGCCCCGCCCGGCCATCGCCGACCAGCGCCACATGATTTCCCACGATATTCCGCATAACGCCGTCATACGGCTCACCGTCGGAGGTGGTTCCCGGCGTCATATCTGCCACATAGGCATATGACGATGAGATTTCCCGTTGTTCATCCGTTTCTATCCCCGCGATGGCGGAGTTGTCCCAGATGGACATGCCGTTAACCAGATAGGTACCGTCAAACCCGCTGTTGGCATGAGTCGTCCCCACCCGGTACTCGCGCGCGGGCGCGCCCGGATAATCGGGTTTGTGTCGGCACAGGACGGGAATATTGTTGAAGGTTGAAACTGCCTTGCGCAGTTCATCGGGGGCACGGTAAAGCTGATAAAGTTTTTGAGGGTCGAGTCCCAGCGCTTCCGCCCCCGGTATTTCATGCCCGAAATAACCGCAGACGTTCGCCTTGCTGAGATTACTGCGCTCAATCTGGAGGCGACCTACTTTATCGAACTGCCTTACCGATGCCCGGTCAAACGCCAGCATTTCGGTAATAATCATCTTTTCTCCAGTCCGGGAATAACGGCCTCCCAGCCGCACTTGCAGTTGATTTCTTCGCCCGGCAGTACCCACTTACCATCCAGAAACATCCCCTTTCGCAGGTCAAACCGTTTACCGTTCGCCTTCACATGCGACGGGCGCCATGTTTTACCCGCGCGGGAATGCCGCCAGATACCTTCAGTGATGCCCACCGAGCGTTGTCTGGCCGACTGCATTACCGAGGTCGCTTTATTGTTCTGGTCGCGGGCAATCAGCGCCGCGCGCCGTCTTGTGATGCCGTAGCGTTTTTCCAGTTCATCGGTCAGAGTTTTCAGGTCACGCCCCCGGCCAACAGACTGCATGACCAGTGTTTCCACCTGGGTGAGATGTTGCTGCGGGATGGAGCGAATGAGGTTCACATTCTCCGTGATGCTGGCCTGAAGTGCGGTATTCATCTCCGTTGTCATACGGAAAGGAACCGTAAACCCGGCATCACGGAGCGCAGTGGACAGTGACGCATCGCTGTTTTTCAGGACATCACCGGCAAACCGCCTCGCCAGCCGCAGGGCCATTTCGTCAAACTTTTTCTGCCAGCGCCTGGCAAGTTGTTGCATGGCTCCACGCATCAGGTTAACGGGGGACGCATCCTGCGCGAGGTCTGTTTTACGGTACTCAGCCCGCAGCCAGTAAAGCACGCTGTTGTGCATCTCACTGACGGCATTATCCAGTTGTCTGCGGTACCAGGCCTCAATCCCCGCGTTGGGTGAAATCCGTCTCAGGGTCTGCGTTCGGGTCTTGCGGCGGATTTTCTTCGGTGTCGTCAATTTCGATTTCTCCGCTCAGGTCAATACCGCTGTACGGGCTGTCCGGCGCAGTAGCCAGCCGTTCGCGTAACTCGTTATTGGTCACCGCTCCGGCGCTCTCGTAAATCTGATCTGTTTCCGCTTCAGTTTTACGGATATTCGCCAGTTGCTCGCGCGTCAGTTCATGCAGGGGTTCAAATTCAAAAGTGATATCAGGATCGATATCGCCGAACTCAGACAACTGGATAATATCCAGCACCTTTTTCAGCGGTTTCTTCAGAAGACGAGTGGCAAGCGCGGCAATGGTGTCGTAAAACACACGGATTTCACCCTCACTCGACGCGTTCAGTCCCGTAGGACTCAGCCCGGCGAACTTTACTGACGGTATGGCACTGACAAAGAACATGTGTTCCTGTGCCTGCGCCTGAAGGGTGTCGAGGCCGCTCAGAGGGGTGTTGAACTGGAAAAACTCTTCTTTCTGCTTGTCCAGCATCAACAACCCGCGGTTATCACGGGTACGGTTAAACAGCTCCGCGCGTTTTGCGTAATTCGGGTCCCTTTTCCCCGTTAACGCCTGGCTCATGTCCGTCATGATCCCGCTCAGCGAAAACGAATGCAGCATATCGCCCACGCTGTCGCGTGTACGCAGCCAGTTGTTGACGTAAGGTTCGGCAATCTGAACCAGTGACAGGCCGCCAAAGTTATAGGCCGGCTTCAGCATGTCCGGAACCGGGCGGGAAATCAGATCAATCATGCGGCTGGCGTGAACCGTTTTTCCCATTACGTACCATTCGGACGGACGGTAAAAATCATCACTCAGCGGATTATCCGCGTTATACATACCCGGATACGTCCAGACGGGTTCAATAACACGAAGCCCCAGCAGAGAACCTTTCGGGATTTTTTTGTCTGAAATAAACAGCCTGGACTCCAGCTCCGCCGGGTCAGTCCAGGCCGACATACCCGATGGCGAACGCACATCGATATAAATTTGCCCTCGCCCGAAAAAGCCGTCATGCTCCACCGCCAGCCTGAAGGCATCCCGTACGTTATAGCGCTCCAGTGCATCAGTAAGCTGCGCTATGCGCGGCGCGCGGCGGTCGTCCCCTTCCCCGACCGCCTTAACCTTTATCCATTTGCGGGTCATCTCCTCGGCAATCACACTGACCATGCGCCGGTACTCTGGTAACTGCGCCTGAAGTGCCAGATACGGATAGCCCGGAAATCCTCCGTACACAAAATCAGGATACTGGCTGTTCAGTGTATCGTAGGGAGTCGAGTCCATTGCCAGTACAGCATTGCGTATGTCTTCGGGAATGACTCCCGGCGGTGGCTCATAGCGAACAAATTCACGCTGCGGTTTTTGTCCGGCCTCAGCAACCACCTCATCGCTGATCGTCATCGGATGTGGTTCAGGCGGACTTTCAGGCGGTGTCACCGTTTTTTTACGTTTAAAAAGCCACATCAAATCCACTCCATAAAATCATCAGAAATTACGACGGACATTTCCATCGGGGCATAAGCAATCATCACTGAGTCTGCCAGGTTAGGAGATTTCGTCCCGTCAGGTTGCTTATCAACAAGAATTTTTCCGACGGCATTTTTCGACCAGGTGGGTTGTGACAGTTCCATCAAAAGCCTGTCTTTATTTTCCATCGTGCCGCAGATGGAAATAATCTCATCCGGGTCATACTCCATACCCTTTAGCGCACGAAATGTATTGCGGAATAATTTGCGAAGATGCCACCAGCCCTGAGCTTTGGCATTGGCGAACAAGTCCTTATTCAGACGTGCCGGTTTGCCGTTATCACCGGGAACAGCTTCATTTTCAGGATAAAAAACGCTTCCACTCCCCCGGAATGGTGTGGCAGTAATTTGATCTGTCCCCTCAGCTTCCCGCAGTTCGTTGATAGCGCGTGCATCACCACGAACGCCAGCGCCTAACCCGTCCTCGTCAAAGCGGAACTCATCGGCGCCAAAGTCATCGCACAGGCCGAAAACCTTAACCACGGAGTCATAGATGTCACTACCCTTACCCGACCATTCCTGGACATCACTCAACAGGAAGCCGTAACGAAGGGAACAGGCGTTTTTATCCCGCCCCTCGTCGGCGACATCCATTGCACCGAGCCGTTGACCGCTGGGCTGAATCCCCAGTTTGATATGTGCGTCAACCGCAGCCTGTACCCATTCTGATGGGATCAGGATACCCTCTGCCGATGCCTGGTAATTAAGATCCAGCTCCTGAGCAACGATGATCGGGTTATCAATTTTCTCGCACTCCTTGTGGTACCACTTATCGTCTTTACGCGGGTCGCTACGCCAGTGAAACGTAAACACAGGGATTTTTCCGCTGTGCCGCTTCTGCGCGAAGGGGTTGTTCATGCCGTTAACCGATGAGAGATCGATACGGCAACGAGTTGTCTGGGAAAGTGCGGCATCAATAAGTAATGGTCGCTGGAGAAAAGCAGCCTCATCCACAAAATAAAGGGTCGTACGGTCGCCACGACCAATATTGTCGCCAGCCTCTCCTTTAATTACCGCGCCAGTGTCAGGAAACTCCACGCTCATAAAACGTGAATGCTTTCTCTCGTCCCAGCCTCCCCGAAACTCAGCAGGAAGAGTTGCTATAAATTTGCGTACCTTCCAGAACAGCGCTTTTGGATCAACTGTGCTATCGACATACTCCTCTTTACGGGAACCAAACCCTATAACCATTTCACGGTTAAACAGACATAACGCACTGGCCAGACCGACAGATGTCCAGCTCAACCCCATTTCGCGGCTTTTTTCAGTCAGACCATTCTCATGGTTACGCGAGCGTTCCATAATCCAGTCGATCCATTCCTCCTGCCGTGGAAACAGCAAAAAAGGGATGGTGACCGGAAGACCATAATCGAGATTCCGCGGGTCAGTAGTCATGCCCCAGTCGATGATGAACTGCGCCGGGTTTGTACGGTAAAACTGCCTGAGAGCAGGGAGAGTTTCGGGAGCCTTCCTGATACGTTGCAGACGCTCCATTCGCCATTCGAAAACCTGAACATAATCAGGTTTTTTAAAGTCAAAGGGGAATGGTAAAGGCATAATCAACTCATCATTTTTTTGTACAATTCCGCTGCCTGATCAGTTGTCAGATCAGTATTTTTTCCTGGTAGAGGCGTTTTTTCTGGTTCACTGACAGCACCTATACTCCATGCTTCTCTCTCCAGGCCGATCAACGTTTTCAGGCTGTCGCTCAGGTCTTTCATAGATTTCACACGGGAAGGCAAACTGATGACTTTTTGATAAGTTTCATTGAGCCGGTCACGGCCTTTATCGTCAGGATCGAACATGATGTTACCCAGTTGCTCCAGCGCCCCTACATCAGCACACTGCGCACCAAGTTCATCAAAAAGCGTGTTTGTGAGTTCCCGGGCCCGGCGAATATCGCCCCGGTGCTCCATGCGTACCGAGGCTATTACCTCCGCTGTGGCTTCTATCAGTACGCGTTCTGTAAGTTCCGTTTTGGTGCGTACCGTTTTGCGTACTTCCTGTTTGCGTACCAGATCGTCAGCCTTTTGCTGAATCCTGGCGTTAAGATCACGGGACCAGTCATCACGCTTTGCGCGCTTGCGGATAGCACCTTCACTAATACCATGATGTGACGCAATTTCACGGAGGGACATCACTCCGGCCCGGTATGCCGTCTCGATGGCCTCCCAGTCCGGTTTTTCCATGATTATGTTCCCTGTGATTAACCATTATCGCAGCCCCTCACTGAAGGGCTGCTGTAATGCCTGATCTCACCTACTGCATAACCGTATTATCAGCATCACTACCGAGAATATCGGTCAATGCGGTATCGACAGCGGCGTCAATCTGCTGATCCAGAGTGGATTTAATCTGCGTTTTAACTGCGATGGTAACGGCGTCTGATTTGAGGGCATTTTTCACCATGTCGTCGGTGACGATATCTTTCATATCCGGCATTTCTCTTTGCTCCGTATGGACGAGGCTTTTCAGCCATTGAGTTATTTTCATGAGGTGTACCAGTTTTTAGCGTCTGGTTACGTTTTTGAGATGTACGAAAACTGGCTTATATCAGTACGATAAAAACGCGATGTGGTAGTACGCAGACCCAGAGACATTGTCATGTTTATGCATTTCTGAAACTCCCCCGCAGGTAAGCTCCTTTTCCCTCCTGCGGGGATTTTTTTATCTGCACTGCGTGCGAACGTACTCCTGCAAATACTTCAGTTTTTCCTGGTCGCTGATGATCCCGGCGCGGATATCGAGAACGTTTTGTCCAGCACCTGGAGAGAGTTCGACGGTGGCAGCATTGCCCATGCGGCTGGTGCTGGCGGTTTCGGTCTGGGTGGGCACTGAACATCGCCCTTCGACGCGCACCCGGCCACCAGCAGCAAGGCGGCGCTGCAAATCAGTATTCCTGGTCTGTGCATCAGCTAATTCCTTCGTGTATTTTTCATCGAGGGCGGCAACGTCACGCTGGCGCTTCGTCATGTCGGTAATTGTCTCGTTCGCCAGCTTCAGATTGTGAGTGGCGGTATCGCGCTGGTCTTTATAGCGCACCGCGTTACCGTGGTAGTGGTCAGTCGTCCACGCCAGCGCTATGGCAACTATCAGCAGAAGGATGATGGCAGTAAAGGTTATACGGTTCATACCAGAATAACGCCGATAAAGAGAAACCATCCCCAGCCGTCAATACCATGAGCGGCAAGATAAGCCGCCGCGACAAAACATACCGTTGTGGGTAAGTATTTCACTGGTCTATCCCCCAGCACGTCAGCGCTGATTCTTGGTCGCGTCGTATCACCTGGCCGTAACACTGATTTTCCCTGTTGTGGCAGTCTTTGCCGCCGTCATATACCCAGCGGCGGATTTCCGCACATGCTCCTTTCCGGTCTCCGGCGTTCAGCTTGCGGTAAAACGTGGATGGCAGACATTTACCGGGACCGATGTTATACGGACAGAACGACGCAATACCGGCTTTCTGCGGTTCGGTCAGCGGTATATGAACATGTTTATTTACCCATGCCAGCACTTTATCCCGCTCGATGGCGTTGTAATGGTCGCACTGGCTTTGCGTCAGTCGCTGGCCTTTCACAACGGGTTTACCATCGATACGAGTCACGCCACGGCATACTGACCAGACGCCGCCGTTATCACGGACGGCCACCAGCGTATTTCCTTCCCGCTCCTGCAAAAACTGGTCGAGTAGTTGCGGTGCGCTGGCACCGGCGGCAATCAGCGCCAGCATGGCGGCGGAAAGACCGTATTTAACTTTTGTCCTGAGCGCCATTACTGCCCTCCGGCATTTCAGATACCGCCAGCATCTTTAACGTGCTGTCATGGTCGTTTTTTTCCAGAATCCGGGCGATTAGCCTGTTACGCTCTTCCATCGCGGCAGCCTGCCTTGCCTGAGCCTGCTCTGATTTCTTTTTGTAATGCTTATTAACCAGAAACGTACCAATACCCAGAACAATACCTATCAGCGCGCCATAGTCGTTTAACGTCCACTGGGCGCATATGCCGCTGATTAATGCCCAGATGTAGGCCAGCCATGTCGTATGTTTATCCATTGTCATAACTTCCCCTGTCCGGGAAATGGACTACCCGGATGTCGGGTAAGTGGAAAAAGAAAAGGCCGCGCAATAGCGCAGCCTTGTGATGGGTGCGGGAGCCAATCCCCGCTATGCGGCAGTGGTATACAGACAATCAGGGGTATGATTTACGCAGCTAATATTTCAAGCCGTCTTCCAAGCGCCGCCAGCGCGTTCTATATCTAAGCTGGTGGCTGTAACGGCCCCGACAGCACTTCAGCTTCACCGTTATGGCAAATGTCATCTCCTCTGGTCAGATGCCAGACACCTACGATAACCTGCCCTGACTCCAGGTCATCTACAGTATCATTCGTGTAATACGCCACCTGTACAACACCTACATGCTGAATCCAGTAGTAGCCTTCTTTCATACCGTCCTCCCTCACTTTGAAAGAACAGTATAACTATCCTGTAAAAGTTTCCCGGAAAAAGAAGTAACAATCCCGCTTGGCTTCCGGTTTAAGCACTATGACGTAATAATCACTCTTAGCAGCATATTTAATTTTTTACGATTGTAAATGTTTGACTATTTATTACGGATAAAAATATTTTTAAATGATATAGCAACTGAAAAACCTCAAACGGTGACCTGGTGCCTTCTTTTTTTGGTACCCGGATGAGCCGGGGTACGTTAGTCCTGATGGTTATAATTTAACAGAAAATAATAATGAATAATGATAGCGTCCCCCTTGTTAACCTTAAAACCAGATATGCATCAGCAGGAGGTACTATGCGGGGGACCGGAGCTGTTATCCATTTTCGCCCACCGACAGATAGTAGTATGCCGTCCCCTGACCTCAGCGGGAGGTGGAACAGTATCAGAGACTGGTTCTCCCTGCCCGTTCAGGATGAGGCCGCACAGTGCTTTCGCGTTTTTTATCAGCCGGATGAAGCCACGTCTCCCTCCAACAGGTTAAAGAACTTTTTAAAACTGAAAGCACTGGCCTCTCCGGGACGTCAGGATAATTTCACCACAGAGCGGATACTCGGTACCGGTGAAACCATCTGCATGATTGCCTCCGGTAAAAACAGCGACTTCCCCCCCGTCACACTTCACCTGAGCGACCAGGAATGGCATATGACACAATCTCAGGAAGAGACGGCTGACTGCACAGTATTGCCGCTTAGCGCTGATAACCCGGCAGCGACCACCGCAGAAGAGAGCGCCGGAGCAAGCCGAAAAGGAAGCCGCATTACAAATACTCAGATTCAGGCATGGCGGGATCTGTCGCCGGAGGAGAAACGAGAGGCCGGTGGCTGGAAAACATGGGCGCAGTCCCAGAGAATATCCATCAGTGGAGCTAAACAATATCTGACAAATACAGGGCTGACCTCCCGCGGAGTGGAGCGGCTGCAGCCGCCAGGAGAGAAAGGTTTCTCCATCACGAACAGACAGATTCAGGCATGGCGGGACCTGCCACAGGATGCAAAACTCGAGGCAGGCAGCTGGATAAAGTGGGTACAAGCGCAGGGAATATCCATCGCAAGTGCCGGAAACTTTCTGACAAACACCGGGCTGACCTCCCGCGGAGTGGAGCGGCTGCAGCCGCCAGGAGAGAAGGGTTCCTCCATTACAAATGCACAGATTCAGGCATGGCGGGACCTGCCACAGGATGCAAAACTCGAGGCCGGCGGCTGGATGAAATGGGCGCAAGCACAGGGGATAAACATCAAAAGCGCCGGAACCTTTCTGACCAACAGCGCTCTTACCCCCTTAGGTACAGATCGCCTGAAACCGCCAGAGGAAAGAGGTTCCCCTATTACAAATGCACAAATTCGAACATGGCGGGACCTGCCACAGGAGGCGAAACGCAAGGCCGGCGGCTGGATGAAGTGGGCGCAGGCACTGGGGATAGACATTGGTAGTGCTAGTGCCTGTCTGACAAATACAGATCTGACGCCCCGAGGGGGGGTACGACTACAACCTCCCGGGGAGAGGGGCTCCCCCATCACAGAGGCACAACTTCTGGCATGGCTTAACATGTCGCCAGAGGAGCACCGTGCGGCAGGCGGGTGGGCTACATGGGCGCAGACGCAGGGGATATCCTACATAAGCGCCAGAAAGTATCTGGCACCGATAGACCGCGAGATACCATCCAGTGGCACATCGCGTCCGCCACCGTCCGCAACCGTCACGAGTGACAGTCCACAGGCATCAACATCCGTAGCCACAACCACAGGCGATGAGATAACCGTCAGCGTGAGTATGCCCCCGGAGCGCAGCGGGGAAAAACGGTCGCTTCCCTCGACCAAAGAGGGTATCCCAGCCCTGCCGGCAAAACAAATTAAGGAAGAGGAAGATGATGTTACCTGGCGAACACACCAGATAAACAATAATCTGCCCATTCTGCAGCATTGGCGTGACCCGACAATATCGGTTATGGCCCGGGCGGAAGGCAGGATTGAAACCCTGCAGGTCACACGGTGGGGGCCTCTTTTTAACCCATTACCCCGACAGACAAAAGCCAGAATTAATCAGGAGATTCGCTGGTTTCTGCAAAATGAAGGAAGTCATGATGCGCGAATGAATGAAATAATGTCCGTCGCCATCCCCCTTGATGACAGCGACGGTTACAGGGAACGTACAGTCTACGCACGAACCGATCTGGCGGCGTTTACCGTACTGGGCCCCTACTCCGGCCGCCTGCTGGACAGTGAAACGGTACGGTGTGAATATGAAAAAGAGTATGGCAGGGAAGCCAGCAATTATTATTTCGCCACGCGAAGCCAGGAACGAATTGTATCCGGCTTCCCGCAGGGAAATATCCTCAGCCTGCTTAACAGCCCGGTATTTACTCAGCGGACGGAGGAAGCAGAAGCAAGACAGAACGTCAGCGCGGTGCTTGTCGGGAAGAATATTCACTTTTTCCTCACCACACGCGACGTCCGCGCCGGGGAAGAACTGTGGTTTGATTACGGGCCGGACTATCAGCATTTTGAGCCCGGTGAAGCGTTACGCTCAGCGTCGGTTAAGGAAGAGCCGTCTTCTCCAGAGGAAGGATAGAAATACTTCATCCTGACCTGTGACCCTGTAGACATTCTGTACATACTGTTTTTTCAGTAGCCAGACGCCAGGAAGTGATGTCCGCACTTCCGGTCTGCCCCGGGCATCAGAGTTTCGGATTTATTCCATTTCCAGCCTGATATCAAGCATCATCAGCATACCATCAATTATCCCTTCGGCTTTCTGAAGCAGTCGACCTATCCGGCAATCAGAGCATCCATGCTTTCGGGCCAGCATCATGAAAGTCATTCCCATCACATAATAGTCCATAAGCAAATCATGCAGGTCGCTGTTATTTTTGTTCAGGCGGGCCATGCATCCACAAATGATCATCGCATCATCATCACAGCATTGCGGACGGAATTTAACTTTCGACGGAATAAGCCCTTTAAAGCCTGCGGCGATATGTGACCAGACCACATCTTCATGATTATTGGCTACCCATGCACCCCATAGTTCAAGAACCTTATGTATATCCCGCATTATCGCCTCTTACCCCTTAAGGTTGCCGGAGTTATCAGCCCACAACGGGCCAGTTTAATCACTGTCAGTACGATTGCCCTGTTCATCAGACACCGGCGCTCTTCCCTGCTCAGGTGACTGCCGTTATCGATTTCATGATGGCATTCCTGACAAATAGCCGCCGTGGCGCAGTCATCCGTTTTCATTCCCATGCCTTTGCCTTCATTCATGTGCGCGACCTGCGTTCCCCACCGACCACACAGCACGCACTGCTCAATCTGCCCGACGGCTGCCAGCCATTTTTTACTGCGGTAAGTTTTCATTTCAGATAAGAGCACGCACGCCTCCGTACTGGCACATGCCCGAATTCCGGTAACAGGGCGCTTACCGTCCAGTGAATACAGTCATGATTCAGGCTGCGCTCCGTCTTTACCCCCCTGCGCCGGTACTGCTTCACCAGCTCATCCGCCTCTTCGGTGGTACACGCCGGATGCTGAAACCATGTCATTTTCATGCGAACTCCAGCAGATGCGCGGCCACGTTTTCAACTTCTTCCGGAGAGGAAAATTTACGAAACAGAATCCAGTTCCACAGGACGTTCAGCACAGCCTTATAGACCTGTTGAAACTCGGTTTCGTCCATACTGGCGAACGCTATGGATTTCGCCCGGCGCCCGCGGCTGCCATCCGGATAAAAATGCTCGGTATAAAACCCGGCCTGAACGGTTACCCATTCCCGGAAGGCATCAAAAGATTTAAGAAGGGCGACGTCCCCGGTTCGCAGGGTAGCTACGTTATGGAGGTACTGTTCCGCCGCCTCGTTAAGGGCCGGGGTATATTCCTGGCCTGCGGAGTCGCAAAGAAAATTAACGAACCCGGAGATAAGTTTCTGTTCCCGCGATGTGACCGTGCCGCCCGTTGGTGTCCAGTAGTCGAAACCAAGCTGAAGGAGTTTAAAAAATCGTTTATGAAAGGCGTAGTTGCGAACACGCTTAAAATCGGCGTGTATCCACTCACCGATTTTTACTGCGCGCAGGAAATCCCCACTCTCCGGCGTCGCCGGGAGCAGAAGCCCTGATGAGGTTTGCTTGACCAGTTGTAAATGCGCCATCGTTCTCTCCGGTGGCGCAGTAGATTGGGAGTTCAGCCCGCAGACGAGTATAACAAAGGATGATTATTCATGATAACCGGCCCTGATAGTCAGTTCATTAATCAGGGTATCGCTCCCCATGATGTCATTTTGCAACAACGGCAGAAACCGGACACAGCGGCCATCCCGATACATCAATGACCTGTTGCAGTCAGGAAAAAAATCCATTTCAGCAATTACTGTCATGTCATCACGGCGAATAACAGCATATTTACAAGTGAATGTTTTATTTAATTTTTTCACGGTGTCTCCATAGATAACGAACTTGAGCATTTTTAAAGCACCTTCATTCTCACCATGAATATATAGGAGGCTACTAATTATCATTATTAATGAATATAACTACTTTTTGACCACACGCATGACATTTTCTCTGTGTTCTATTTATAATCTTATAACTGGTTATTTTTTGACATGCTCATTTCCCGGACATTAAAAACCCGCCGGAGCGGGTTGAATGTGGGTGCATTGAGGATACCTGACACATCAGAGGTGGCGGGGATTTCTCCCCGCCGGGTCTCTTACTTAGCAATGAAGACAACTACCTCCTCTCTGTCTGGCCGGTTCGATCGCAGTCTCTCCTCGTTACTGGTGCAGTCACTGTGACGGTGATGCAGATGATAATCAGGACGATTAATATCGCTGCGGTTGACTTATCCGGCAAAATTATGTTGCCATGATGCCAGTTAACCATACTGGCATCATGGCCAACCGGCATCGAAAAGCATGTTGACCAGACTCGCAGGCCATTGAATCACGCAACAACCAGTTACTGTCATCTGATGAAAAAGGCTGTGCATAACAGAATCAGAACTGACTGGTATCAGGGCCATGTTCTTCAGCAGCAAATACATAAAATGAAGCAAGATATAAAGAATGAAGGAAAAACCGAGTATAAAAAACGTACAGAATTGTCTGAAGTAACTTCCCTGCAGCATTGACGCCGCAGGGAATCTATTTATGGTGTAACTATATTGAACCAGAACTCAAACTTGTCCATATAGCCCAGCATCTCATCCAGTTTCGCAGCATTACCGGTAACGTTGACTTCTCCTTTATCTTGAGCCTGCTTCAGAGTTTCTTCCTTCAGGATAATTTTATTCAGCGTGTCACGGTTCAGAGTAATCGTGGCATCAGCATCTTTCGCTTCAGCATTAGCCGTGTGGTTCAGCACGCCATTTTCCAGCTCAAGCTTGTACTTTCCACCGTCGCTGCCAAGGTCAATATTAAATACCGCCCGGGCATTACCCGCTTTTTCACCGTTGATATGTACAGCCAGGAAGTCGAAGAACATTTCAGGGGTCATTGCCCGAACGGTATCCGGACTTGCTGTATTTGGCGTCGGACCTTTAACCACACCGTTACGCAGCTCCTGCGCACCGGTCAGGTAGAAGTTACGCCATGGACCAGATTCAGCCTGATACCCCAATTGTTCCAGCGCATCGGCTTCAAGGTTACGTGCATTCTGGTTATTTGGATCGGCAAACACGACCTTACTCACCACCTGAGCAACCCAACGGTAGTTCCCCTGGTCAAAGTCTGCTTTGGCTTTCTGAAGAATCGCATCGGCACCGCCCATGTATTCAACAAATTTCTTGGCCGCTTCTTCGGGTGGCAGCTCATCAAGGGTTGCCGGATTGCCATCGAACCAACCGAGATACAGCACATACGTTGCTTTTACGTCATGGCTGATGGAGCCGTAATAGCCGCGGTTGGCCCAGGTTTTTGCCAGGCTATCCGGTAGTTTGAAGTTGGCCGCTATTTCGTCGCGAGTCAGACCTTCATTGGCCATGCGCAGAGTCTGGTCATTGATATAACGATACAGGTCTCGCTGGCTTTTCAGCAGACCAACAACATTCTCGTTACCCCAGGTCGGCCAGTGGTGCTGGGCCATAATAATTTCAGCTTTGTCCCCCCAACGCACTATGGCTTCGTTGATATATTTCGACCATGGCAACGGCTCACGAATTTTCGCGCCGCGTAACGAGTAGGTGTTATGCAGGGTGTGAGTGACGTCCTCTGCGGCTTCGATGATTTTCTTCTCTTCGATGAACCACAGCATTTCCGAAGGGGCTTCCGAACCAGGGGCCAGCATAAAGTCGTAAGTCAGGCCATCAATCACTTCTTTCTGGCCGTCTTTATCGATGATATTAGTGGGCGCAATCAGTGTCACCGTCCCCGCAGAGGTGGTCGTCCCCAGTCCGGCGCCAACCTGGCCGGAGGCATCTGGTTTCAGGAGGTTGCCATACATATAGCTGGCACGGCGGCTCATCACGTTGCCGGCCATAATATTCTCGGCTACTGCTGCCTCCATAAAGCCAGCAGGCGCATACACTTTCACCTTGCCGGATTTCACGTCCGCTTCATCGACAACGCCACGCACACCGCCATAGTGGTCAACATGGCTATGAGTATAAATGATGGCGACAACAGGCTTATTGCCACGGTTTTTGAAATACAAATCCATACCGGCTTTGGCTGTTTCCGCAGAAACCAGCGGATCGACAACCGTAATCCCCTCTTTACCTTCGATAATCGTCATGTTGGATAAATCAAGGTTACGAATCTGGTAGACGCCGTCTGTTACTTCAAACAAGCCACTGATATTGATTAGTTGGGACTGACGCCACAGACTAGGGTTAACAGTGTCAGGAGATTTTTCCCCTTCTTTTATGAAAGCGTACTGCTGTGGATTCCAGATGACATTCCCTTGCTCACCCTTAATCACCTCTTCAGGTAAGCCAGCGATAAAGCCTTTATGGGCATTCGTGAAATCGGTGTTATCAGAGAAAGGAAGTTGGTTATAAAGTGCATCGTTAGCTTGCTTTGTTGAAGTAGTGGCGCCTTTTGGGACTTCCTGTGCAAATAAAGGCGTCAGCGCAGTGGAAGAGAGTAACCCCGCCAGTGCAAGGCTTTTAACGATCGACTTAAGTCTCATTTGTACCCCTCATGTGAGAATGTCCTAATCATTCAGCTTCGTCGATTAATCATCTGTTAATTCAAATAATTAAAATTTTTGCTGACCATTTTAGCTCTTTTAAATATAACCAAAACGTTACATTTCGCCATTTACGGATACAAATAAATCATGTTTTACGTCTGCCAGTTCCATCCTCTTTTAGTCAGTGGGGTAAGCTCGCTTCCCGTTACCGGGAGACAACTATAATTATTCCCCTACTACAGAAGCGTTGACGATAAGTTCGTCACTGTGGAACAAAAATCATCTCATCAGCCAAAAATGCAGCCTGGCCTGATAGCTTTTCCATTTTTCACCGTGAAGTATCTCCGCACTACACTGGATAGTAATTATTCATTATATGAGGCGATTAAGGATGGGGCAGGATTCGGACGACAGGCGCCGTACCTCCAGTGCAGGAAGGGTATGGCAGGATCATAAAGATATGGTCAGGCAAGCGCTACGTGTAAGTATTCCGTGGTTCACATTTGTGAATATCAGCTTTGCGCTTATCATTTTATTTCGCCACATACTCATCAGTGACTTTGACAAGTCGATCAGTGCACAGACTGGGGTACTGCCGTTAATAGACGATATTATGGGCAGTATTATTGTTTTTTCGTTCCTGATACCCCTTTTCATTTACCGCCTTCCGACCAGATTTACTCCTCTTTGTCTGGTGATGCTGCTGATTCTCAGTCTGATGTGGAGCTATTGTAGCTACTGTTTTATTGTCTGGTGGCAGCTGCCTTTTGCCTGGCCTCTCAGTGTCATCCTTATGCTTACCGCGCTGGCTGCGCTTTATTATCATCTGCCAGCGTTGCTACTTTTCATCGTCCCGTTATGGCTGACCGCCCTACTGGCCAGTGTGCAGCTTAACCAGTATGTGAATATCCGGTTTTTATTAGTCTGGCTTACTCTTACCGCCATACTCATTTATGGTCGCTTTATCCTGCAACGCTGGTTTGATGAAGCCTGGTTGCGTTACCAGGAAAACCGGATGCTTATCGCGCGTCTCGACGTTATGGCTCACCAGGATGCACTGACCGGGACCGCTAATCGACGTTCAATGGAAAGTTTTCTTGGGGATGCTCTCCGCCAGACGGAGCCGTTTGCACTGATCATGCTCGATGTGGACTATTTCAAAAACTATAACGACCATTATGGTCACCAGGCTGGCGATGCCTGTCTGGCAAAGGTGGCCTGTGTAGTGAAGAGGTCGATTCGTACTCCGGCAGACCTGGTGGCACGTTACGGAGGCGAGGAGTTTGTCGTTGTGCTGCCTTCGTCGTCGCTGAATGAAGCTGCACTGGTTGCTGAACGTATTCAGACAAACCTGCGTGAAACCGCACTGCCGCATGCAGCATCTGCGGTTAGCGAAACGGTCACCGTCAGCATGGGCATCACCCTTTCCACAGCCGGTGACACTGTTACCGGCATTATTGCCAGAGCGGATGAGGCCCTTTATCGGGCTAAACAACAGGGACGTAATCGATGGGTAAAGTAAAACCAGTTGCCCGGTGTTTGATACAGATGATCACCTTGCCATACTCAGATAATTAAAACTGAATATTTGGAAGCAAAAAAGACAGTCGGACTCACGGAACCTTGGCGCTGGTACAGCCTGAATATCAGATAAAATTATGTCCAGCTGCAGACACCAGTTGACAGTGGAATATTCCTGGTGTTGTGAACAAGGCGACATTCACAACACCACTGTGCTCACGGAATTCAAATGCCGAACGGGTGATTACGATATTCGCTACCTCTGCAAAGTTACATTATTCAATTTTCATGCAGATTTCGCCTCCCGGTAATTTCCCCGATAAAATGCCAGTACCCTTTGCATCGTCACGCTGTTCCGGCACTCCGTACAGATAACGTTTCTGGTCCGGTCGTAGGAACTCACCACACCTTCCGGTGTTTTCAGAAAGCGGTTAATCCTGGCATCTTCACGTTTCTGCTTCCAAAGCCGGAAAGCCTGTTCCGAAGGGAAAATACCGTTTCTCCCGGCCTGATACAGATCCCCACAACTTTCCGCCTTTTCCAGGTAGTGACGGGCTGTAAAAATAGTTAACCCTGTTATCTTCCGCAGCTCTCCAAACGTCATCCGACCATGTGTTCGCACCAGTTCCGTCAGGCGCTTCTGTATTTCAGCTTTCTGCGCCGGTGTGTAATTTCTGCCCATGAAAACCCTCCGGAAAATTATTTCACCGCCCTGAGATAGCTGACGTTCGGGCGCCAGCTCCCCCAGTCAAAATTCACCCACCGCCCGCCATTCATGGTCATTCTGTCCATTACACGCTGACCAGCCAGCTTCGACAGTGCTTCATGGTAAAGGTTTGTCAGCATTCCGACGCTGCGCAGGGATGCCGTCCGGCGATCGATAATCTGGTTCAGCGTTACCTGTTCGTTTCTGGTCTCACGTTGCACGCCAACCTCATCGAGGATCAGCAGATCAACCCCGCACAATTCCCGCAGGAATTTCTCACCGGATTTCCCGTCATCGTAGCTGGCATGAAGCGCACTCATCACATCGGCTACGGTGATAACAATCACACTGCGTCCGGCATTCATCAGACGATTGCCAATGGCGGCGGCCAGATGATTTTTTCCGGTACCGGGATTCCCGCTGAACACGAAGTTCGTGCAGCCAGTATCCAGTTCACCGGCAATGGATTTAGCCTGACTGAGCGCATGGCGCTGGCCGTCGTTCTGTATCCGGTAATTTGCGAACGAGCATCCGCGATGCAGCCGTTGAATCCCGGCCCGACCGAAGATTTTTTCTGCCCTCGCCTGACGGTTCTGACGGTCAATCTCCTCGCAACTCTTGCGCCCTTCGGCGAGTTGCCATTCCCGCCACTCCTCCGGCGTCCGGAACGGCGCTGCGCGTTCAGCAGACTGTGGCGCCAGTTTCCTGATACGGGCCAGAATCCCGCTATCTGCGATATTTTTCATGGTCTGTCACCCCCTGAAACCCGGTGGAATGGTTTTATCCGGCGGCGAAACCGGGATACCAGGCATATCGCTACCGCCCCTCACAGGAATATCCCAGTGATTTTCAAAATGCCTGTCCGGCCCGAAAAATGTCGCTGCCTGTTGCACGAATTCAGAACCAGCCTTGTGCGTACTACCGAGATACGCCACGTAGCGCCGGACACCGTCGAGCATGTCGCCGGGGAGGACGCCCTCCCGTCGTCGGGCATTCCAGGCTTTGAATGCAGATTTTTTCGGATTGGCGCCTGCCCGATTCGGATATTCCTGCCAGACCAGTTCAAACTCCGCCGGATAACTCCCGCCTGGTTCATCGTTTTTTTTCGGCGATGAACCAGGAGAGATTGGTTCTGGTTCTGGTTCTGGCTCTGGTTCTGGATCTGGAGTCCCAACGACCGTTTGAAACCCTTCAAGAACCCTTTCGAAACCGTTTAATTTACCCGGTTCAAACCTTGATATAGCCTGCCTCATACCATCAGCTAACAGTGACTTAATGGCTATTTTATCCGGTACATCACGGAATAATTTCAACGCTGCAATGGCTACATTCGGGTTTTCAAAACCATTCCATTCCAGATAACCGGGAATTAACACCCATCGGGTAGCTTTATCCCGTATGGCAAAACCATTACGGGATAATTCTTCAAACCCTTCTGATACCCTATTTTTATCCCATTGCAAATCCTCACAAACGTACCCGTCGGGGAGACGGAAACAGCCGGTCATATTGGCGTGGGGACTGGTTAACAGATATAACGAGAGCATCCGGCCATCATCGGAAAGCGAGCGTATGCTTTCGCTGGTCCAGAAGGATGAATTCACCTTTCCGTAATCACGCATAAAACCTCACCACGCCCTTACAGGGCGATCCGAATATATAAAAATTACTCACTGGTCATGTCTCTGGTACTGCTGGCGATAACCGCTACGTAACGCCTGTAACGCATATATGGCCTCGTCACACTCCCGCTCAAAATCCGCCAGCGGCGCGCCAAGAAGTACCGCGCTGGCCACTGCGGTTTTTTTAAAAGCTGTGAAAGCAGGTATTCAATGCTCTGCCCTGCCGTTATTCGTTTATGCAGTTCCGGCGCACTTTTGCGGATCGCCTCCAGAATAGCGGGGATCAGCGCAGAGAATTTCTCGCAGTGCTCCGCCGTTTCCCGTTTCCGCCAGCGCTGAAAAATGTTTATCCGGTTACGGCGCCATGCGTCGTAATCCACCGTTCCGTCGTCACGCTCGATACGGTGAACCGCTATTTGCGGTCGCGCCGGCTGCTCCAGGAACGCGCGGGTGATCAGCTGCGTGGCGGTTTCCTGGGTTATCTGTAGATATGCCAGCCATGACGATAACGCCTGACTGGCTGTTTCAGGGGTGATCATGGTTGTTCACCTTCGCTAATATGGTTCTGCTATCGTTCACATGAGGAGGGAAAACATCATCAAGAACACAGCGAGATCCCAGATGGTTAAGTGTGGCAACAATTTTTCGGCACTCCTCCAGTCCGGGTGTGCGAAAGTTTGATTCGTAGTTCGCCAGACGGCTCTGTATCCATCCCAGGTGAGTCGCAAGCTGCCTTTGAGATAGCCCCAGTTGCTTTCTGTATGTTGAAATTTTGTTCATTTAAAACCTCCGAATTTTATTATTCACAATTCGTGAGCATAGTCAACTACACATACGTGAGTATCATCAATTTCACGTAGCGTGATAAAATTCCAAACATGAAAACGATTGCAGAACAAATTGGCGAACGTCTTAAAACTATCCGCCAAAACAGAGGATTAAGCATGGGACGACTGGCTAAGCTATGTGGCTGGTCGGGGTCGTCACGCATTGCAAATTACGAGGCTGGAACGCGGAGTATTGGAGCTGAGGATGCCATTACGCTTGGCCAAGTGCTTGGCATTTCCCCCGCAGAACTAATGTTCGGTAAGCAGGAAAATGCCAACTCATGGCTGAGTGATAACCAACAAAAGCTACTCGAATTGTTTAATCAACTGCCAGCATCAGAGCAAACACGTATGCTTGATCTGTTTGAAATCAGATTAAAAGAAATTGATGAGTATGTAGAACAATACCTTAGAAGCAGACAGCATAAAAAAGATACTCCATCCTCTTGAGCTAACCTCCCCTCTTAGTAATCCCGCAAATGCGGGATTTTTTTTGCTTATCCATATCCCACCAAGAAAATAATGCTCACAATTCATATTGACAAATTACTCACGATATGTGAGCATTTGATGTATCAAGACAACGCCAGACCAGATAACAGCCGGACAATACCAAGAGTTATCCCGCTGCTGAGTCGGGCTAAGTAGCCAGCCTGAGGCATACGAACATGACGGCAGTTGTTGTTAAGTAACAAGCGCAGTAGATAAAACGTTCCGCCGCCGGGCGTTAAGCGGATGAGGGGAAAATGAAAACAATCGACTTAGGCAACAATGAATCTGTGGTTTATGGCGTATTTCCCAATAATGACGGTACGTTTACCGCCATGACGTTTACCAGAAGCAAAACTTTCAAAACTGAAGCTGGCGCACGACGCTGGTTAACAAGAAACCATTGTGAGTAAGAGCCAGACAGGAAGCCGGATTCAGAAAAACATCCGGCGCAACACGAAAGCGCACTACGCAGAACCTTAATTAAGCTGGCAGCACAGGAACCAGTGAGGTATGAGATGAACTTCAGAGAATTACCGATATCAGTCCAGAACATCGCAGCTCAACTGCTGGCGGATAGAATGCCGTGTGCCACCAACACCAGTGAAAACGAACCAGCAATGGCACTGGCCCAGAATATCAACGACGCTTTTACCAAGCTCTATAACCCTATGAAAACATATACCATTAACTATGACCCTGGTCGTCCTGGCCCTATAAGCGCGGAGGAGGAGCCGGAGCAAATTTAGCTATTTCATCCGCCAGCGCTATACATTCCTGAAACCCGGATGCGCGTAATTCATCGAGAATAACGTTTGCTTCACATGAATTATGAAGCTTGTAAAGGATAAGGGCGAGAGCATATTTAATCGCAACAAGCTCATTGGTGGATGCTTTTATTTTAGTTGTCATAACGGATTTCCTTTTACTGGTTGTGTGAGAACTCCAGTATACCACCGCCCCGATGTGGATAAAGACGGGCGTCAGCTCCACGATACGGAGCACACAACACGAAAACGCGTTCGCTACTTAACTAAGGTTGTCGTTAAATCCACCGTCCTGGTTGAGCGCGCTTCCGGTTGCGAGTGGCACCCGTGACATTGCTGTGTGTAGTCTTTGGCGGTACCAGTTCATTCCTTTCTGGTATCCGCCCTTTTTAAACCGGAGATATGACCATGAGCACCATCGGTATTTATCTGGAGGGAGCCGACGCCACAATTAAACCCGTAAACATTCATCGTGTCGGTGTTGAAATTGAAGGTATTTCATTATCTGAACTGGTTGAATCGGTTGATGACACCCCGGAACTTCTTGATGTCATCGGCGAGAAAAATATAGCCCGCTGGATTTCCACCAGAAATAAACTCGACAGCTTTCTTGATTACTTCGACCACCGCGATGTGGCTGACTGGCTTGAAATAAGGGTCAGTGAATTACAACAGGAGGACTGAAAAATGAAACACCAGCACTACGGTACGATGGAGGTCATACGGCAATGTGCGGTTCCCGGAACAATGGTTAAATATAATGACCGGATTTATAAAGCCACGGCTAATACCAGGGGAAAACTGACGTTAACAAATATTCGTGAAAATATTACCATCCGGGATTTAGTTATAGAAATTTATCTTGATGGTAAAGGCGAACCACTGACAAACTGATTAATTTAACAATACCATTTTTTAAATCATGCCAGCAATGGCAGGGATTCACTCAACCTGAAAAAGGAAATAAAAATGAAAAATACAACGCCTGATGCAGCAGTATTACAGGAACTAAAAGAACTCACCAGCCGTATATTTAAAATATGCGAGCAAAACAATATGCCGGTAGTTATTGGCTATTCATACGAGTTAAGCAGAAACGAAGATGGTTATTCAATAAATAAATCAATAACTGCATATGCAGATGAAAAAACAGGGGCATGGGATTCCACTATAGCCGCAGCAGCCATGTTGCTCAAAGTGAAAGACGTCCCCCGGGAGGTTATTGGTGCATTGAAGAGCCTGTCTGTTGCCAGTGATTTTGCGCGGGCGATGTCTGAGGCCTCAAAGGAAAAAAGCCTGCATTAAATGCAGGCGCTTCCCCGGCTTTACATCCCGGCGATGCTGAGGTGAGCGACCAGACCCACCACCAGAGACATGACCAGTGAGCACCCGGAGAGGATTTTCACTGGCAAAACGATTTTAATCTTAACTGAGGTTAAAAAACAATGAGCATTAAGCAGGAAGAATATTCATTTTACTACAAGGTTAAAAATGAAAGTGCCAGGAAACGCCTCGGCTTTAAAGCCGGTTTTTTCTGGTGTACAGCTAAAAAGCAGTCACTCGCCCTCTCCCGTGGCGAACTGGCTATGGATGCTGCCGGATTTGATGAAGCTGATTTTGCCAGACCTGTACGCGTACATTTTCCGGTAGAAAATGACATTCCGCCCGAGGGTGTCTTTGACACTAAATTTTGTGAAAACCGCGAACCCGGTGGCGAAGACGGCAAAACCCTGACACTTATCCCCGGCGCAGCTTCTGCTGTTAAATCAGATGAAACAGAACGCGCCGACGGTGCTGGCACTCCTGCCGGAGAAAACGGGATACAGGAATCTCATAACCCGCCAGCAAACCCTCAACTGACCGTGGTTGCGACACTGCCGTTCCGCCATCGCGTTCTGGCACAGTATATTGGCGATGGAGAATATCTTTATCACGTCGATACAGGCCAGAAAAAAGAAATCGCGTGTCTGGAGATGGATACTCAGAATACCACTGTCCAGAACCTGATACTCGCCGCAGAAAATGTAGAGCCGTTCAAAAAAGCTATCGAGCACGATATTCACAAAGCAGTGAATGCGTATAAACAGGTATTTCCTGTCGATGGAAAAGTGCCTGAGTTATGCACCACTATTAAGTTTTTTAAGGAATGGTTCAGTGCTGAACACATTAACCGCGGCCTGCTGGTTAAGGAATGGGCTGAACGCCTGAAGAATAAACCTGCACCCGTTAAAAAAACCGGGCCACATAAAGTAATTGTCGACGACGTAAATAAGCCAGAACGTCCACGCCGTAGCGAAAAACCGACACACAGAACGATTAACTATGAGCTCGCCTGTGGTTTCTGTGAGGATCTGGATCTGAATAACCTGCGTCCTGCAATGGATTTTGCAAAACGTATCATCGCCGAAGACCGGGAAGACTGGAAGCGAATGTCGATGACTGTGGGCATTATTCCCGACATCAAAGGCTACGACCGACAGACCATTATTGACCTGGTACGCAAAGCGCCAAAGGCCGTACATAACGGTAATCCTGATCTTCGCCGGACGTGGTGCGAAAGCTTTCTTGCCGTTCATGGTGTTCGCGATCCGGACTGGTACGAATATGTGCCTGATAACACCCCAACAACCCATGAAGAAAATGCAGCAAGGCTTCGTCAGGCGGGCAAATGTCTGCGGGATATTGAGGCAGGGAGATTTCAGCGTGATGAAGAAAAACCGCAATCGACAGGCGAACTGGCAGATGAACCAGCAACGCCTGAAGCAGTGGAACAGGACACAACTGAAAATCATCCGGACCCGCAGCCGCTGGAGAATGAGCCACCTGTAAGCCGGACAGAAGCAGGCTACCAGAAAATACGGGCAGAACTGCACGAAGCACGTAAAAACATTCCACCCAAAAACCCTGTTGATGTTGGTAAACAACTGGCAGCCGCGCGCGGTGAATATGTCGAAGGCATCAGCGACCCGAACGATCCGAAGTGGGTTCATAACAATTACAGCGCCTCAAATCAGGGTGAAAAAGAAGAAGTGGTGCCGGAGGAAAAACAACCAGCAGCAGAGCCGGAGGCTGTCACCAGAAACGCGGACGGGACTTTCGATGTATCAGCGCTATTCCCGCCCCCCTCAAACCAGACCGAAAAAACGGAAGCCAGAACAGAAAGAGATGGAGAAACGCCGAAAGAGAGCAACCAGCAGGAAACGGCTGGCGATACAGGGCAGGAAATTACAACGGACGGTGGATCAGGTACTGGCGGTGATGAAGCTGGCGAAGCGGCAGATCCCGTAGAAAACGGAAATTTCACTGTCCCTGATGATATACAGCCAGGCATTTACTATGACATCCCTAACGAGGCGTATCACGCTGGCCCGGGGGTCAGTAAATCACAGCTTGATGATATCGCAGATACACCAGCAATTTATCTTTGGCGCAAAAATGCCCCCGTGGACACGGAGAAAACAAAGTCTCTCGATACAGGAACGGCTTTTCACTGCCGGGTACTGGAACCAGAGGAATTCAGTAAACGCTTCATCATCGCACCGGAGTTTAACCGCCGTACCAGTGCAGGAAAAGAAGAAGAGAAAACCTTTCTGGAAGAGTGCGCCCGGACAGGAATAACCGTGCTTACGGCAGAAGAAGGCCGGAAAATCGAACTTATGTACCAGAGTGTGATGGCGTTACCGCTGGGGCAGTGGCTGGTTGAAAGCGCCGGATATGCTGAATCATCAGTCTACTGGGAAGATCCGGAAACAGAAATTTTGTGTCGGTGCCGTCCGGACAAAATCATCCCTGAATTTCACTGGATCATGGATGTGAAAACCACTGCTGATATCCAGCGGTTCAGGACAGCTTATTACGACTATCGCTACCATGTACAGGACGCTTTCTACAGCGACGGTTATCGGGCGCAGTTCGGTGAGATACCCACCTTCGTCTTCCTTGTTGCCAGTACAACCGCCGAATGTGGGCGTTACCCGGTTGAGATTTTCATGATGGGTGAAGACGCAAAACTGGCAGGTCAGCGGGAATATCGTCGCAATCTGCAAACCCTGGCCGAATGCCTTAATAACGATGAATGGCCTGCCATTAAAACTTTATCACTGCCCCGCCGGGCGAAGGAGAATGCAAATGCCTAAACAGCCACCTATTGCAAAAGCCGACCTGCAAAAAACACAGGGAGCACGCACCCCGACGGCAGTGAAAAATAACAACGATGTGATCAGCTTTATCAACCAGCCTTCCATGAAAGAACAACTGGCGGCGGCGCTGCCCCGCCACATGACAGCGGAACGCATGATCCGGATAGCCACAACGGAAATCCGAAAAGTTCCGGCGCTGGGTGACTGTGACACCATGAGTTTTGTCAGCGCCATCGTTCAGTGTTCCCAGCTTGGGCTGGAGCCCGGCGGCGCGCTCGGTCATGCCTATCTGCTGCCGTTCGGAAACAAAAACGAAAAGTCAGGCAAAAAAAACGTTCAGTTAATTATTGGCTACCGGGGAATGATCGACCTTGCCCGCCGTTCCGGACAGATTGCCAGCCTTTCCGCGCGCGTCGTCCGCGAAGGTGACGACTTCAGCTTCGAGTTTGGTCTGGAAGAGAAGCTGGTACACCGTCCGGGTGAGAACGAAGATGCACCGGTTACTCATGTCTATGCCGTTGCCCGCCTTAAAGATGGCGGCACACAGTTTGAGGTAATGACCCGTAAACAGATAGAGCTGGTCCGGACACAGAGCAAAGCCGGTAACAACGGCCCGTGGGTTACTCACTGGGAGGAAATGGCAAAAAAAACCGCCATACGCCGCCTGTTCAAATACCTGCCTGTATCCATTGAGATCCAGCGCGCGGTATCAATGGACGAAAAGGAGACGCTGACTATCGATCCGGCTGATACGTCTGTCATCACAGGTGAGTACAGCGTCGTCGAAAACGCTGGCGTGGAAGAGAACGTGACCGCATAACGGAGGCTGGCGGTCGCTGACCGCCTGAAGTGAAGGTGCTTTATTAATGTACAAATATAGAATAACCGCCATCGTCAAAAAGCCGGGTAATTCCCCGACAAACTGGGTTCGTTTTTCTGACAAAAAAATGAATAAAGCCGAGTGTGAAAAAATGCTGTCCGGCAGAACTGAAGCCGGAAAATCACGCGAAGAGAAAGTCACGCTGGAAGAGTTTAAATGTATTAAGGAATAAAGATCGCCTGCTGAATAATTAATTAACCGTAAAAATGCTTTTAAACACCGCTCACGCGGCGGGATTCGTACAGCCTGAATGAGGGAGGTAATTGCAGCATGAAGAAGCCTGTCTGTATGTTCTGCGGCGCCCCGGCCCCCCTGCTTTGTGACGGGATCATCGGATGGGATGCCGATGAGGATGAACACGGACACATGACAAAATGTCGTGCCATGTTCACCTGCGATGCGCCCGTGTGCCGGAACTGCGCTACATGGCATGGCAACATATTTTTCGATGGAAAGATCCGGATGATGGATACACGCGACCTTTGCCCTCTGTGCCAGAAGTTACACGAAGCCGGCGAATTCATACGCGTTGCAGACCACCGGAAAAACTCCGCCCTGCCGCAACCCTGCCTGACTGAAGAGCAGGCTGACAGGATACGCGCCGCGCATTGGGCAGGATTTACAGGACGGCGCGCCGGAGATGTAAAAGTTGTACCGGGCGGCGGTCAGCAGTCCTTTAAATTTTACCCTGATCATTGATGTTCAACCCTGACCGACCGCCACACCGTATAGTTGGCGGCGGTCATGAAGTAAAGAGACATGACTATGAGCTTTGTGAGACTTGAAACCTGGGGTGAATTAAATTATCCCGATGACCCACCACCTCTCACAACACTAAGACGATGGGCGCGAAACGGAAATATTTACCCGACTCCAGTATTACATGGCAGGACGTATCGGGTTGATCCGGACGCGTTTTATATCAAGCCGAATAAAGTGGGACTTGTGCTTGAACAGCACCACCCAAACGGGCGCACCGGAAAACCGAGTGCATTGCTGGAGAAGTTGATCAGTGAGTCGAAAAAAGTACGATGCTAA